AACGAATAAGACTAACGGAAATTGCTATGAAGGTGCAGGAGATTGTCACGGCCGAGATTCGGAGGTTGGACGAATTCAAGATCAGCTTGATGAAGACGGACAACAATCGGCCGAAGGTGACCATCGACGTCACTGAACCCATAGACCAAGATATAATTCTAAATGGGAGAAAACATGCCTGAAAACAAAGCTTACATTTGGTGTGATAAGTGCCAGGCTTACATGGAACACGACATTTCTGATTATGGCCGATACTGGATTTGTCAGCAATGCGGAACTTGCTGGCTGATACGGGATGGGAAGCCGCCACTGGAAGTTATCGCACTTCGGCATGGCGGACCGGAAAGGCATCTGGGCTAATGGAGATACGGGGAAAGAGACCATGATTGCGCAGCCAATCGGAGAGAGCGGCTTTTTCTCATCCTTTCATTTCCAAACCCTCCTTTTTTTACCGCCTCTCCCTCTTTCCCCCATTTTTGAAAGGAGGATTGAATGACCAAACTAAAGCGAAATATTAAGCGTGAAATCGAGCTTCCCAAGATGAGGCGGCCCCTTGTTATCTCAATGGATTTAGAGGGTCAAAAGCTCGTCTTGTATGAAAAAGGCAGCAGGCGGAAGTATTCAATTAGGCTTCTGGCTTTATATAGTCTTTTGGTATTCAGGGACATGAAAGACGAGGATAAATGAAAGACCGCAAGACAAATCCCTGGTTTCCATTTTGGATTGACAAATGGCTTTTTGGTTCTACAAGAATTGAATTGCAACCAGATGAACGAGGAGTTTTTGTTGACCTTATGTCTCTCTCAAAAAAAGATGATGGTTTTATTCGTGCGAATGAAGGTGTGCCTTATCTTGAAAGCCAACTTTGCGGCTTGCTGAATATTACACCAGAGCTCCTGAAAAGAACATTAGAGAAATGCCTAAAATTCAAGAAAGTTAAGAAATTAGATGATGGCACACTTTACATGACCAGCCATGATAATTATAAGCTTAGTCAAAGACATCAAGATAGACTCTCTGGTGATCCACTTATTACAAATGAGGTTATATTACAAGAAAAAATCTGCGATGATTTAACCAAATTAAATATTCCTTATGAAAAACAAAAAATAACAAATTCTGGTCGTATTGATATTTTTATTTCTTTGAATCCTCCTAAAATCATAGAAGTAAAAAGTGATTCTTCGGCAGATAAAATCAGGATCGCAATTGGACAATTATTGATATATAAAAAAGATTTTCCTTCGGCGGAACTTTATATTGCCACACCCGAGAAAATGCACACAAAAATTCTTAGAAAATTGGAATATTATGGTATTAAAGAATGGTCATGTCCGGATTCCCGACATGATGGCAGGGAAGCGGACGCCTATATATATAGAGAGAGAATAAAAGAGAATAAAATAAGAATAAAAGAGAATAAAATAAAAGAAAAAGAGAATACTGAAAAAAATAACTTTGATTCTCTCTTTGAAGAATTCTGGAAAGTTTATCCAAAAAAAGTAGCAAAAGATTATGCTAGGGAAAAATTCATGATCCTGGCCAGGCAAGATAAGATACCTGAGCTTATTAAGGCAGTGAATGGCTATATGGATTTTTTGATACACAGGAGAATTAAGGACAATTTTGAACAAGAGCCGATGAATCCAGCCACGTTTTTGATGAAAAACAGATGGAAGGATTACATTGGTTTCAAATATATGCCACCTTTGTAAGGAGGAAAAATGAGTGAACCAACCAAAAAGGAAATGCTAGAAGAGTTGGGATTTATGGAAGAATCCCGTTTAGGTGAAATTGGAGATAAGTGGCATCGCTATAAAGACGAAAACTTAAAAGCAATATATTTTAATGCACAGGAAAGAGTGAAAAAAATATGCCAGGCCATTCGCCAGTTAATTGAGCAGGGTGAGCCGAAGGTAACAAAGGATGAAATATATGGAGCCATATTTCACCCCCCCAAAGTACTTGTTGATAGAATAATTAAATTGCTTGAGAAAAAAGGCATGGAAGTGAGCGATGAGGAGGAAATGAGTGATGAATAATAGCCACAAAATAATTCTTGACTTATGTGGTGGAACGGGCACTTGGTCAAGACCATATAAAGAAGCGGGATACGATGTCAGGAACATAACCTTGCCTGATTATGATGTCAGAACCTACAAACCGCCCGAAAATGTTTATGGAATATTGGCAGCACCTCCTTGCACAGAGTTTTCAATGGCAAAATCAAATAGTAAGTATCCCAGGAAAGTAGCAGAAGGGATGGAAATAGTTTATCATTGCCTGCGGATTATTTGGGAGGCTCAATATAAATTACCGACACCATTAGCAAAAACAACAACATTGAAATTTTGGGCCCTAGAAAATCCCTTTGGCTTATTAAGAAGATTTTTAGGACATCCAGTAATGATTTTTAATCCATATGATTTTGGAGATTGTTATCAAAAGAAAACTTGTCTTTGGGGATATTTTAATTTGCCAAAAAAGAAACCTTGTAAAAAATTTAATAAAGATTATATCCGCACAATTAGTCCAAGTGGGGTTCATCTAAAAAAGTTTGACAGCTTAGCTAAAAGGCAAATTTCTCCTGAATATTATGGCAAATTAACAAGACAGGAGAAGCGGGCAATAACTCCAGGGAGTTTTGCGCAAGCATTTTTTGATAGCAATCCTTAAGAAAGCAGGAGGAAAAATGAACATCCATCTAACTTTAATTGCATCAGGTCTCGTAGGCTTCATTGCCTTGTTCATCCTTATAATTGCAATTATGGACAATAGAGAGAATTTTCCTTGGAGGAAAAAATGAATGAGATAAAAGAATTTACGAAGAGGAAAATGAGCGAGGTAAAAGAATTTACAATCAATTCTCCAACTTGCCCGAAATGTGGACATGAAACAAGAAGACGATATCATTATCATCACCAGTATGGTGATGTTTTTACTGTTTCAGAATGGTTAGACGAGCGAGAATATTTTATCGTGACTTGTCAGGATTGTCATTATCAATTTGCACAGAAAACAAAGGAGGGAAAATGAATCTTGACAAATTAGAGAGTGCAAAAGCCCATGCGGCCAGAGCCATTGAGTTCATTGAATCGATGAAGAACGGTAATAAGGCTGCCAAAGAATGGGCCCTCTATCATATCGAAAAAGCAAGAGAATTTTGGAATGAAGCATTCGCTGATGAAAAGGGAAATGAGTCTAAGCAATAAACCACGAACCATTGATGAAAACTCTTGGTATTATGAGGAGAAAGGGGATAGAAATCGTGCACGAGATTAAGAATAAAGACGGAAGCTATTTGCGGACAGATTTCATTCTAATTCCCTGGCGGAAACTTAAAGAATCGGTAAGAAGGAAAAGAGTTTATGATTTATCAATTTTAAAGGAGAAGAAATGAAACTCAAGATTGAAGTACATAAAATAGTGGACAAATTTGGAGGGGAATTATACATCCCGTTTTCAATTGAATGGTCGCCTTATGAAGATCTGGGTGGATCACATGGGATTGCTATAGGATTTTTGATTTGGAAAATCTGGCTCCTTTGGAAATCAAGAGAAAAGGAGGACCGATGAGTAAGCCAACCAAGGAGGAAATGCTATGGTTTTTGAATTCTTTAACAGCAAGGTGGGATGGGATGATTCCATCTGAGATGGAACTATATAAGGCCATTCGCCAGTTAATTGAGCGGGACAAATCGGAAATAACAAAGGAATTTGTGAGGGGATGGGTTGAGAGAATTCACTACTATTATTATACAGGTGAGATGGAAAAGGCAACTAAAGATTTTATTCAAGCATTAAAAGAAGCGGGCGTTGAGGTGAGTGATGAGTAAAACAAAAAGTGAGCCAACCAAGGAGGAAATGCTATGGTTTTTGAATTCTGTAACAGCACGGTGGGGCGGGATGATCCCGTCTGAGATGAGACTATATGAGGCTATTCGCCGCCTAATCAAGCAGAGGCCGAAAAAGAACAGGGCTTTTGTGGAAAGATGGGTAGATGAATTAGCTATTCATTTTTTAGGTGGAAATGCAGACGAGTTGAGCAAAGAATTTTGCTTTGAACTTCTCAAGACCATGCTTCTTATGGCGGGCGTGGAGGTGAGCGATGAGTAAAACAAAAGAGGAAATGCTAAATGAATATCGCAGCATATTACTGGATTATGCTGTCTGGAAGCAGAATTATGAAGCCTGGATAAAATTAGAATTTGCGGATTTTGCCCTTCGAGTTAGATGTGTTTTGGCAGCAGAGAGACTCAAGGAGAGAATAGGTAAGGTGGTGAGTCATATTCGGGAATTATATGGCTGGAGGAAAAGCGGCGAGGAGGAAAAAAATGATATGTCCATATTGTAAAGAAGGGATACTTTATTTATTGCCCGAAAAGGAGGGTTATATGTGCGAGGAATGTGGACATCGGTTTAGTTGGTATGAGATGGAAATATTACAGCAACCCGTAAATGAGGAGGAAAAATGATAAGGGTTTTTCCTCGTCGAACAAAATGGACACCTGATGATGAATTGGCTTTTGTTGGTGCTCCGCCATTATTTAGGCCAGAAAATCAACCGGTCAGAATTTCGATAACTTTTACTTGGGATATTAATGAGGGTAAAAGATTGGCCGATATGTGGAGTAAATATTATTCAGATGTTCAATTGGGAGGGCCAGCTTTTGATGATCCTGGCAATGAATTTGAACCTGGAAAATTTATCAAGGAAGGCGTCACAATTACAAGTAGAGGATGTCCAAAAAGATGCCCCTGGTGTTTTGTTCCCAAGAGAGAGGGATATATCCGAGAAATAAAAATAAAACCAGGCTGGATTATTCAGGATAATAATCTTTTAGCATGTGGTCGCAAGCATATTGAAGCCGTTTTTGATATGTTAAGAGAACAGAAGAAAGCAGTAAAATTCAGTGGCGGGCTTGATGTTGAAATATTTAGCGAATGGCATAGACGATTAATTGATACAATAAAAATCTATGAACTTTGGTTTGCCTGCGATACAAAGCAATGTCTTTCAAAATTGGCCCAAGTGGCAGAAATTTTGAATGGTATTTCTATCAATAAGCGAAGATGCTACGTTATGATTGGTTATGGCGGAGAAGGAGTCGACGAGGCAGAAAGAAAATTAAATAAAGTTTATGAGTTGGGCTTTTTACCCTTTGCTCAGCTTTATCAAAATTCAAGAAAAATCAAATATAGTCCCGCATGGAATACACTGGCTCGGGAATGGTCAAGACCAGCAATATATCGGAGAGAAAAATGAAAAAGCTCTTTAAATATTTTCTCTATACGATTATCGCCATTCTCTGGTTCTATTTCCTTCTCTTTGTATTTGCTTTTCTCAAGGATACCAGAAAGGATGGCTGGGCCGGCGATTCGGATTTGATAGTCGTCCAAGACATTCCAAGTCCACCAAGGTTGGCGGACAGGCCTAGAACAGGTATCAAAATACAAGAGGAAAAATGAATATTATTCTGACAATAATTCTCGCAGTGTTTTTCTTCATCCTGGGCTGCCTGCTTATGATGCTGGGCACCACACTGAAAGAGAACAAGGACCTGAAGAAGGAAGTGGAAATACTTAGGGGTCAAGTGGCATATCACCAGGATTATGTTGATGAGTTGGTGAAGGAATTTAAGAAACCAAAGCATGAAATTTAGTCTATTGCGAAATTTTTATTGCAATTTGCTTCTCGATTCTTGACAGGGAAAGAGAGGAAAGGAGGTTAAAAAATGTTCGATCCAGGAATTGTTGACAAAATACTTTTAGGGATTGGCGGTTTAACAGTCGTTGGAATTACCGAAATGCTGAAAAGGTTTTTCAAAGTGGATGGTCTTTGGGCCTACATCATCTCCCTGGTTGTCTCTGCTGGGGCTACGGCATACGTGTTGTTAAGCAGTGGAACCTTCAATCTGTTGTCTTTTGCTGGCTACTCCTTTTTCGTCTGGATTTATAGCAACGGCCTTTACAAAAGCTACAACCGCAAAACTTAACTTAAAATTTGGGTATGGTGAGGTAGGGTCCGGTGCGGTATGGTTTGGTATGGTATGGTTCGGTCCGGTGAGGTGAGGTGAGGTGAGGTTTTTTAAAATTTAGATTAAAAGGAGAAATTAAAAAATGCTAGAGGACATAAATTCAAACATTAAAGTTGAAAGGAGGTTTAATGCAAGAAAAATTTAAGGTCAAGATTAGAGGAGTTGTTCCTTTGCTTATGCATCGATTTGTGTCATCTAACGAGAAACCGCAGACGGCTAAGAAGCAAGGTCGTAAAGGAAAAATTTACGATAATGTTGAAGACGCCAAACAAGCGGCTTATCTATTGGAGGATGGGACACTTTACCAACCAGCAGAGCATCTTGAAGGAGCGATGACCAGGTCTGCAACAAGTTATATCATTCCTGGAGCAGGAAAGAAAACTTATAAGGATGCTGTCAAAGGCGGGGTTTTTATTGAACCCAGAGAGATTCCCCATTTGATTCAGGGATATGAAGTTGATTTGCGGTCAGTTGTGATAAAAGGCTCGCGCATTGAGAGAGCACGTCCACGATTTGATAATTGGGAATTAGAGTTTACAATTAATCTCGTCGATGAAAGAGTCACTCCTGAAATACTCAAACAGATTCTTGAAGATGCTGGAAAGTTTGTGGGCATTGGGGACTTCCGTCCAAAGTTCGGACGCTTTGAAGTGACGGAGTTCCGTAGACTTTAATGTCATATGTCCTCTAGCAATTTATTTGTGGTGGGGTTCGGTTCGGTTCGGTTTGGTAGGGTCTGGTTAGGTATGGTCTGGTCTGGTCGGGTGAGGTATGGTCCGGTAGGGTAAGGTTTGGTAAGGTGAGGTGTGGTGAGGCTTTTAAAGGATTTTAAACGAAAAGAATAGGAGTTAACAAAAGCCTCTCAAATCTTGAGAAGGATTTTGCAGAGGTCTTGGGAAAACATAAAATTATTTTTCTTCAGAATTATCCTTTGAGGACTGGCTTTATTGCAGATTTTTTCATTAAAGAAAAGAATCTGATTGTCGAAGTTGATGGCCACGCTTCTCATTTTACAGTTGCTGGAAAGAGGAAATCTAGGTTTAGGGATTATATGTTGAAAAGGTCGGGATACAAAACTTTGCATTTCACGAAAGATGATTTGCGAAATATAGACAAGTGTTTACAAAAGATAAATTCGGTCGGATAAGGTATGATTTGGTATGGTATGGTAAGGTTTGGTGGGGTGAGGTGTGGTCAGGTTTGGTCTGGTGGGGTGAGGTTTGGTTTGGTGGGGTGAGGTGAGGTGAGGTGGGGTTTTTAAAATTTAGATTAAAAGGAGAAATTAAAAAATGTATGAAAAAGGATGTGAAAAACCCGTGAAGGAGTTTGATCAATTGATGGAAAAACTTAATAGAGCGAGTGATCGAACTGCGAATTGTTTAGATATGGCCTGGAAATTAAACAATCTTTTATTTGGAAAAGAGATACCGTCAAAAGAAGAATCAAAGGATGTTTCAGAAAATTGCGGAATTTTTAAAATGCTTGATATCAAAATGGATATAATCTTGCCTAGGTTAGAAGAACTTCAAAAACTACTTAGTACCTTTCTTGAGAGAATTTAAAACTAACTAAGATTTTTTAAAGGAGTAAAAAGTTTTATGCTATTGATTCAGTTTAAGTATTTGCCGACATATGTGATTATCGAGGATGTTGAGGGATATAATCCGGCTTCATTAGCGTTGTCCAACACAAGAATACTGCAAAGCAAAACCATTCAAGGCGATAATATTTATATCTTTGTGGATGCAATTGCTTTTATTCGCAAGATCAGCGATGAAGAGGTGAAAAGGCGGAGCATACCAGCGCCCTCAAAGATTGTCCAGCCAGAACTTGTCATCTCGGGAAGGAAAATTCAGTAACTATGGCTATGATAAAAGTCTTCATCATCTCTTGTTCGGCAGACCAAGAAATCGATATTAGGAATCTTTGTGTCTGGGGAGAATGGAAGGCAATTAGGTGGATGCCGGAAACCAAAAGGGAAGCTGAGAAACGAATAAGCCTGTGCAAAAAAGAGTTTTGTTGTGAACAATGTGATGCTGAAATCCATTGCATCGGGATCAAAAGAACAAAACAGACAACTTTACAAAGTAGGTATTTGAATAGTCGAAAATAATCCTTCCTACCACATCTTAAAAAAAAAAAGATTTTCAACAGTTTTATTGACATTCTTAGGCATTAGTTTATCTTAGTTTCAGAAATGTCGGACACAGATACCTCTGCACAAGAACCAAAAAGTTTTTTTAAAGAGAGCGAATTTATTTGTCCTTGTTGTGGAAAGGGTTACGTCAATCCTAGCCTTCTGGCAATACTAGAAATAACGCGTGCTCTTTTCGGGAAACCAATTATCATCGAATCTGGTTATCGTTGCCCGAAACATAACAAGGAAGTTGGAGGAGTTCCTGACTCAGCGCATCTGACAGGCGAAGCAGCTGACATCCGTTGTTTCTTTGCGGCGGACAGGTTTATCTTAACCAAAATATTTCTTTCGCTTGGAATAACTAGGATTGGCATGGCCAAAAACTTCACCCATATCGACATCTCAAAAACCTTGCCGCAGGAAGTTATCTGGCTTTATGGAGAAAAAGGATGCTAATGAAAATCTTTGCACAGATAAAAAAATACTCTGTCCTAGGTACCATAATCTTTATCATCCTTGCTATCTTTTTCTTTATTGAAGGTCAAAGAAAAAGTGCTGCATACAAAGTTGAAAAGGAGCAATTCAAAAAGGAGTTGAAACAGAAGGAATACGACATTAAAAACCTGAATGAGGTGCAGTTGAACTGGATGAATGCGGCTACAATCGAAAAGGCGAATGCGGAAAAACAAGCAAAGACAAACAAGGAACTTCAGGAACAACTCATAAAAACAAATATTGAAAATGAGCAGCAAAAGAGACTGATTGAGAAAATGGTTGCCGATGAGGTGGTAGCCGAAACAAGGAAAAAGCTGGCGCTTTCAGAAACTGATATTTGGAAGAATGGTTTTGGAGTCCAATTTACCTTGGTGGGGGCAAAGAAGAATCTGCTCAGGCTTGCCGATGCTGATTATTTCAGTCTTGTGAGGGAACCAAAACTTCTTGAAATTATCAACGGGAAAGACAAGGAAATATCTGACCTTAGAAATGCTATTTTCAACGATGAGAAAGCCTTGTCTGTATGTGATAAGATAAAGTTGAAATATGATCAAATCAAGATTGATTATGCTGGCATTCTGAAGAAATCAGAGAAGCAGGCGAAATGGCTTAACATTTCTTACGGTACAACAGCAATCGCAGCAATTGTGACGGTTTTATGTGTTTTATTAAGGAAGTAAAAAGCAAGGAAAGATTAATGAAGTGGGATAAGGCAAAGATTGATACTTTGCGTCAACTTGCAGAATCGGGTATGTCTTATCAGAATGTTGCCAAAAAAATGGGACTACGGTTTAAGCAGATAGAATCTGCGGCTATGCGTTATAAAATTAGAAAACCAACTTGGAGCTGGAATGAAGAACGCAGAAAAGACATTTTGGAACTGCGAATTCGCGGCAAAACTTATCTCGAAATAGCCAAAGAATTATCCCAAAAACACAACCGAAAAATTAGTGCTGAAGCAATAAGAAAAATTGCCCAGTCATATGGAATTTCAGATCAATTGTTTAATACCCCAGGTGGCATTAAATTTTATGATTCGCCTGTGCTGCCAATGGACGATTATATGATTTCTTGTGATTATCACTCGCCTTATTATAGCGAGCTCTGGACAAATCGCTATCTGGCCATGGCACAAAAATACGGGATCAAAAAGCAAGTTATTGTAGGTGACCTTTTTGATCTGGATTTTGCCAAAAGTCAACCAATTACAGATGGCGAAAAACCATCATTTATTGAGGAGGAAGAAAAGCAGAGCGACCCACTGATCCAGGCACTTTCATGGTTTGACGAAACCTGGCTAGTATGTGGAAATCACGAAACAAAAATCAGCCGAATAACTGAAGCAAGAGTTCAATTCAGCCAACTCGTAAGTTTTTTCTGCAAAGACCTTATTAAAAAGAAATTTAATTTTACGGTTTTTGATAAAGTTCAAATCGGAGAAAAGTTTCTCTTAATTCATCCCAAAAGCTATAGCCAGATCTCTGGAGCTACCGCTGTTCGCCTAGCTGAAAAATACCATAAACACATCCTCGCCGCTCATGGCCACTTCTCTGCCTTTCGTTGGGATAGGTCAGGTAAATATATGGGAGTAGATATCGGCGGGATGTTTGATCAGAGAAAAATTGCCTATGCAAATCTATTAACCACAACTCATCCCGCATGGGAAAATGGTTTTGTGGTAATTTTAAATGGATATATATACCAATTTCATCAGGAAACTGATTTTTCATTCTGGCTTGAGAGGTAAACTAAAAAGTAATTGCTAAAGTTAAGGGAAAAGGAAATTTTAAGGGAGAAAATAAGATGGGCGATCCAATAACCTGGGCAGCCGTAGGTATGGCAGCAGTTAGTAATATGGGTACATGGCTTATGATTTGGAAAGGAGGAAAAAGAAATAAGAAAAATAATAATCCAGGCCCAGGCCAAGCCAAGGTTTGTATCGAGCGGGGTGAAAAGATAGCAAAGATGGAAACAGAACAGGCGAACATAAAAGATGATATCCACGAAATAAAAACGGCAATAGAAATCATCAGGGCGGCGGTAGTGAAGTGAAGGTCGAGTTTTCAGCACTTATGAAAAAGTTAGAGATTAAATCTTTAGTTTCACTTGATCGTGGAGGCAGATTGCTTCTTGAATTTAATGCTGACAATGAAACCATTGATGGCCTAAATGAACTTATGAAGGCCGATTCGGAGTGCAAAATTATTATCGAGGAGCTGAAATAGGCTCACATAAAATAAGTGAAAAATATGAGAATACCACCTAAACCGTTTAAGCCAGGAGAGGGAGGTCGACCTAAGGGTTCTAAAAATAAGTTTACCTCTCTAAAAGATAAATTTATTCTTGCATTTGAAAAAACGGGCGACGTAAAAGGATTAGTTGATTGGATTAAAAAAAATCCCAAAAATAGGGCGGCTTTTTATCAGATGATTACTAAACTTTTCCCTGTTGATATAGCTCATAGTGGCGAAATAAAAACTACTGTAACCTTTATCATGCCTCGACCAGGCAAGAAAAAAGATGCAGACGCGACTACAGAACATAATTTATGAGGCGCAGCCAAAACAGGCATTATTTCATGCTGCACCCGAGACCTATAAACTCTACGGCGGTTCAATGGGAAGTGGCAAGTCGTTCGCTTTGTGTGCTGAGGGCATTGCCCTTTCATGCGACTATCCTGGCAATCGGGGTTATATTTGCCGCGATACCCTGAAGGCTTTTAAGAAAACAACTTATTTGGTTTTGGATGATATGCTCCAACGATCAGGGCTCATTACAAAACACCACCAGACTGATAACTATTACATACTCCAGAACGGATCGGCAATCTACTACGGAGGATTAGGTGATGATCAGAAGGCGATTGAGCGGCTGAAGTCAATGGAGCTTGGATGGTTTGCAATAGACGAGGCGTCGGAGACTACGGAAAGATTTTTCCTCATGCTTGCTTCGCGCTTGAGAATAAAATTGCCAGATATAAGATACTTTGGCCTACTTGCCTCGAATCCTGATCCTGGCTGGCTGAAGCATCGGTTCATAGACAGGAAAGAGCCTGATCATGTTTTCATCCCAGCTTTACCTCGGGACAATGGCAAACTTGCTCCTGGGTATATAGAGAGACTTGAGGCGATATTCCCGGATGCCTGGCGGAAGCAATTCTTGGAGGGTGACTGGACAGCCTTCGAAGGTATAAATAATGTCTTCCCATTCCAGGCGATTTCAAAGGCGATGCAGAATGAGATTGAACCAGGGAAGCCCAGAGAGTTAGGAATAGATGTGGCTCGATATGGGGATGATGAATTTGTCATCGTGCTTAGGGAAGGTGGCAAGGTATCAATACGTAGGAGGATAAAGAAATCGGACTTGATGGAAGCGACGGGGATAGTTGTCCAGGAAATAAAAGACCTCAATCCTGATGGAGTAAAGGTGGATGCCGATGGTTTAGGGTCTGGTGTTGTTGACCGTTTAGGGGAAGTTATGCCTTGTGAATGGTTATTGAAAGTTGGTATAACAGAAATACATGCTGGGGTAAGGGCCAATGATTCCGAGAGGTTCAGGAATAGGAAGGCTGAGATTTACTGGGGGTTCCGAGAACGATTAATTGCGGGCGAGGTATCATTGCCCGATGACCTTGACCTTCAGGCGCAGTTGACATCAATAACTTATAAAGTAAACTCGACAGGGCAGATAGAGATTATTTCCAAGGAAGAGATGAAAAGGAACGGATTAAAAAGTCCGGACATTGCAGAAGCTGTAATCTATGCTTTTACGGAGCCGGACCAACCTGTGCGTACTGGCCAGATCTGGTTCCCAGGCAAGGAAAGGATTGTCGAAAGAATAAAAAGAAAAGAGGAGAAGGAATCACAGTCAAGCGAGTCGATTCCTGTATTGGTTCCCAGGGAAACCGTCATAGAGGAGCCGAAGGATAAGAAAGATGCTGGACGAGGAAAAGGAAAAACAAGGGTCTTCATCTAAAGGTGTAAAGCGGGTCTTCTATTTCATCAAGACAAGCAGGGGTCTTGTGCCGCTTAATGAGTTGAGGAAGGCCGAGAAGAGAAAGCAACAGACTGAGTCAAAGCAAATCAAGGCCGAGAAGGAGTTTATTACCCTTCATAATCTTATACCCTACCCATTTAATGTGCAGGGTTTTCTTCTGCTCCTTGAGAATTGCTCATTCTTCGATGCCTGTGTGCGCCAGATTGCAAAGGATGTGGCTGGCCAGGGTTACACTATTAACTTGCGCAAAGGAATCGAGACCGAGAATGATGATGAAAGAAAAGCAATTGAGGATTTCCTATCTGATCCAAATGCTGACGAGGATAGCCTGGAAGACATCATTGAGCGTCTGATAATTGACTGGGGTTGCATCGGGTGGTTCGGCCTGGAGGTAAGCAGGGATGAGGTAAACAAGGTCAATGGTCTATATCATATTCCTGCGCATACGTTCTGGATACACAAGGAAGAGAAGAAATATTGCCAACTATGGATGAATAAGACTATCTGGTTCAAAAAATTTGGCTATGAAGCAGATATAGATGCAAAATCGGGCGATGAGTCAAAACCAGTAAGTCCAGAAAATCTTGCCCACGAGTTGATCTACTACCGCAATTACTATCCTCGATCCGCCTTCTATGGTGCTCCCAATGCCCTCTCCGCCGTCGGAGCCATTAAGGCTTTGATTAGCATCCGTGATTATAACCTGGCATTCTTTGAGAACTATGGGATCCCAGCTGCGCTAGTCACAGCAGAGGGAGACTGGGGAGAGGATGAGTCTGGTATAAGCAATGTGAAACTCCTCAATGATTTCATAAACTCAGAACTCAAAGGTGCAGATAATGCACACAAGACAGTCGTACTAAATCCGCCAGCAGGAGGGAAGGTCACCTGGACGCCACTCGTGGTTGAAGTCAAAGAGGGCCATTTCAAACTCTATTTCAAGAATCTGAGAGATGAGATACTTGTTGCCTACAAGATGCCTTCGTACAGAATCGGTATAACTGAGCAGGGTAGCCTCGGAGGATCGACGGCGGCGGAGTCCACGCGTATTTATATTGACTCGATTGTCAATCCACTCAAACGGGTGATTAACCATATCTTCTCGGAGAAGATAATCAAGGACGGCTTAGGAATTGAGTCTTATGAGTTTAAACTTGGGGAGCTTGACATCCGCGACATGAATGCGATTGTTACTCGTTGCCAAACACTGTTTGGCATGGGTGGCCTGAGCAGGAACGAGTTAAGGCAAGAGATTGGCAAATCAAAGCTGCCCGATACCGAGGATGGGGACAAATACTATATCTCGACTTCCTATGTGCCGATAGGTGAGGAAAGTGCACTGGCTTCATTGAGTGCCAGGGATGCAGCGGCCGAGGATTTGAAGAAGAAGGTGGATGAGATTCTGAAGGGAATGAGGAGTAAAGGGAAATAGATGAGCATAGAACTTCTTGAACTCCACAAGGCACTGACTACTTACCTGCATAAAGGCAAGCGTAGGGAACGGGCACTTCTACGGCATAAGCGGCTCTTGAAGGAGACAAGACCGGCAATGGCCGCCGCCGCGATGAAGTGGCTTGAGATGATGAGGCGAGAGATAATGGCGACACTGTTGCACTCAAGAGGTAACAATGCAACTGAACTATTAAACAAAGTAGATTGGGAAATGCTCAAGGAGAAGAGTGCGAACATCTTCAAGCCAGTCTATCTGAAGATTTTGAATGAAGGCGTGCGTAGCATCTTTGCCTTGAGAAAACAAGAAGATGAGATGGATGAGATATCGGAGGAGGCAATTACCTGGGCCCGAAGTCAATCTGCGAGACTCGTCACCGAGATAGATGCAAATACCAGAAAAGGACTAAGGCAGTTGATCGAAGAAGGTTTGGCAAGTGAGGAAGGTTTATCAGTACAGGAACTCGCAAGGCAGATAAGATCGATGATCGGATTGACGGATAGGATGACAATGGCGGTATCAAACTACCAAGCAGAACTTCTTGCACGAGGGATGGCTGCCGAGGATGTCGAAAGGGCCGTCGAGAAATATGAAAGGCAGCTCCTAGCCTACCGTGCCGAGATGATTGCTAGGACAGAGACAGCGGAGGCATTGTCTGAAGGTACAAGGCGGGCTTATAAAGTGAATGGTATTAAGGAACTTGAGTGGGTTGCCGATCCTCAATGCTGTGCGGAATGTTCAGAGAATAATGGCAAAACATATTCTGTAGATGAAGCAGAGGGGATGCAACCTGCCCATCCGAATTGTTTACCGGAGGATTCTTTTATATTGGCCTGTGGAGGAATCTCTTCCGTTAGTAAAAGGTGGTACGAAGGAGAAATGATTATCCTTGAGACAGCCTCTCACCGCAAACTCTCCTGCACCCCAAATCATCCGATACTCACAGATCGGGGATTCTTGCCTGCGAACTTGTTGAATATAGGTAGCAATGTAATCAGCCACGGATTCAGTCAAAGAGAAATTTTTGGAGATTGGAATAATTATTATAGACCAACCTTGATTGAGAATATAACGAATTCTTTCCTCAAATCTTCTGGCGTGGTCACCAATAAAATGCCAACCTCCTCCATAGATTTCCACAGCGACGGGATAGGCAGCAAGGTCGCAATTATAGGCACCAATCGCTTTTTAAAGATTCTTAATCGTAGTCATAGGAAGATCGATTCGAAGAAATTCCCCGAGGATATTTCTTTTTCTTGGTTTCACGACAAGGTCATTCATTTTGATACCTCATTTTTCCGAGGGTATGTCCATAATTTAGAGACAGAGAAATCATATTATATTGCTAATGGGATTGTCAACCATAATTGCGAATGCTGTTTTGTAATGGCGGTCGGCGAGGAGATGCCGGAGGAATGAAATTTATAGGAGGTTAATGTGAGTAAAAAATTCGCAATCTTTTTCTTGGCGTTTTTGGCTTTAACTATCTTCCTTGTCTCAGACTGGCGATACAATCCATTCACGGGGAAACTCGATTACTTCATGGGTCCGAACGATACGCCAGCCTTTACGGCTATGAAACTATACGATACAAACCAGAGCAACACTTTGCTTTTCAAGTGGAATGAGAATGATACGGCTGATAGAACCTTGAATTTGCTGGTATCCGCTGGCACAAGAAGTCTGACTATCAGCGGAGACTCGGCGATAAACCAGAGTCTATTGACTACATCGAATGCTCAGTTGAAATCAATAGCCTTCGGCACACTCTATGATAACGGAAGCTCGGGCAATGCCTATACCCTAGCATGGGATAATGGCCAGAAACAGAAGATAACTTTGACTGGTGCACCCTGCGTATTCACATTCACCGCACCGACTAAGGGGACGGCAAGCTTCATCCTGGAAGTAATTCAAGGAGCGGGCGGAAGCAAGACAGCGACATGGCCGGGTACGGTGAAATGGCCTGGGGGAGTGGCTCCAGTTCTTAGCACAACGGCAGGCGCAGTGGACATAGTTTCATTTTTCTACGATGGCACGAATTACTACGGGGCGGCAAATCTAAATTTCCAATAACAGGCAAAATATGAAACGAATCATTATTATTGTAACTCTTTCAGTTCTATTACTTATCTCTCTCTCTGCCAATCCCGGGACGACTTATTATGTGGATGCAACAGGTGGCAATGATAGCAATAGCGGTCTAACCGAAGCCCTAGCCTGGAAGACTATCGCCAAGGTCAACGCTTCGTCTTTTTCTGCTGGCGACTCCATTTTCTTCAAGCGGGGCGAGACGTGGCGGGAAACATTAACCGTGCCATCGTCTGGCTCGTCTGGCAGTCCGATTACTTTTGGCACATACGGGACGGGGGAGAAGCCGAGAATTTTAGGTTCTAATTTAATGACAGGGTGGGCTGCTTATGAAGGGTCTGGTGCAAGTACATGGACTGCGACAGAGCAAACGGGTGTATCGGCTATTGATGATACAGACAGTGGTTTCCTAAATATCAGAAATCTCGTTAAAGCAACCTCAATATCCATAAGTGGGACTCAAGTTAGATTAATATTAACTCCTCATAGTGCTACTACATTTGCTATAGAGGGGCTAACGATTGGACCAAGAAGTGGAACCACTGACGATTTTTCTGCTGCACCTACTCCATTACTCTATGAGGGTCTTGCTGTATCAGCAACTAATCCTATAATTTTAACAGGTGGGGGATCAGATGTTTTAACAGATTGGACTACTTTTACCCTTGATGAGACAGCAGATTATTTGATTCATATTTGGCAAGATGATGATATTAGTGTGCCTGTCAAGGCTTGGAAACCTGATCCTGGCCCTACTAATATGTATTATAGTTATTCTTCAACAGACTTTTCTCAGACGCAAACCTGGAGCGGAACTGCATACAGAAGTATATTTTGTGTTAAACAAATTGATGTTAATGCCCCCCCGCCAAATGTGTGGCAAAAAACGGGAGTAACAACCGCACCTAATGTTGTAATATTTAATGGAACGTGGGGGGAATATGAATCTGGAGGAATTGCGGCGTTAGATGCCAATTATGAATGGTATTGGGCATCTAATGTTTTATATGTCTATACTGATGGAGGTGATCCTGATACTCAATGGCCTAACGGAATAGATGTTGGGCAAAGAAACGATGGTGTTGTAATAAATACAAAAAGTTATATTACCATAGAAAATCTTGATATCAGGTATACAAACAGACATGGCATTAATATGACAAACTGTGACTATTTAACTATTCAGGATAGTTCCATATCTAAAATTGCCAGAATGGGCTTAAGTGGATATGCGATAACTAATTGTACGTTTGATAATATTATTTGGAGTTATGGATCGAAAGGCGTTGGCATTTCGGATGGTTCTGATAATAATATAATCCAAAATTGTGATTTTTCGGAAAGCAGAACCACGAAATCAGAAGCGGGGGGCGGAGGGCTAATGTTATATGATTCAGATTCTAATATTATTCGTTATAATTATCTCCATGATGCCAAATTAGTTGAAAATGATAGGCAAGGAGATGGAATTTATCTTAATTCTGGCGGCGATTGTAACAACAATGAGATTTATTACAATGTAATTGTGAGATTCAACGACGGAATAGATATTTATGGTGATGGAAATTCAATTTATAATAATGTTATTGGTAGCAACCAATATACCGCTATAGCAATTGGCACTGGGGCAAGTAACAATATTATCAAAAATAATATTGTTTATGACGGTATAGTTAACAATTATTTATGGGATGGGAATAATCCTGGAAGCCCGGCCGCAAGTAATACCATTGATTACAATTGTTATTATGACCCTGATAATCCCGATCCAGATGGCGATCCTTTTATTGATTGGAATGCTACGGGAGAAGCCTGGGGAACTATGAATTGGAATCAATGGATAGCTCATGGAAAATATGATCAACACTCTATTTACGCAGACCCCAAATTTACCGACCCCGCCACCGGTGACTTCACCCCCCGGCCCACCTCCCCCTGCATCAATGCCGGAACGAATGTCGGCCTGACAAGGGATTATGAGGGGAAGCCTATATTCCATGCTCCAGATATCGGGGCTTATGAGGATCAGACGAATGCTTTATTTATATCTATCTATTAGGAGGAAAATATGAGTGCATATATTGCTTGGCATGATCGAGGTTCAGATGAATATGCCAGCCGGATGGAGTGGTCTGCGGGCAAGATGATCTATTTGGGTGAGTGCCTACCAGGAAAGCAACTATCGCCAGATGAACCCTGGTGGCGGATCAGGAAGTACATCTACAGTGGGGATGACCTCGTTCAAATCCTTTGGGCTGACGGCACTTCGGCATTCAACAAAATCTGGGATGATCGGGCGACTTATACCTATTAATGAATGAGGATAGTAAGGCATAGAGTGGTCGGCCTAGAGATTGTCAAACGATGTCCAGACTGTGGAGCTGGGATGTACGCCAAAAGTGCTTGTTGCGGATTCAAGAAGCAGGGATTCACGAGGATGCTCAAGTGCCTGAATGCGGCCTGCAAGCGCATGGAAGGATACAGAGAGAACCAAGATGAAGATAGAAGAGATTGACAGGGAAAAAATAAAGAAGGAATCCAATGCAGAATTAAGGAATCTGCGGTTCAGACTCATCCAGCTTTATGAAAAGCATTTCTCGGGCAATGATGTCCAGGTGGTTGGCACACTAACTAGAGATTTTCTTCTCTCGAAATATATGATACTCAAGAGCGAGATGGATAGAAGGGGAATTCCTGTTGAGACGGTAACGAACCTTGATCGAGCATGTGAGACAAGGAAGATGAGGAAAGCTATCTGGGGCCTGGATGTGCCAAGTCTGGGCGATATGGTAATAGTCGAAAATTATATCTCAATAGGCGGCTCGTTTATCAAGTCCCCGAAGGATGCGAAAGACATCGATATGATAATAAGGGATGAGGCCTCGCACAGAGATGAAGGCCTGGAATTGAAACTTGGCAGGTTGATTCATGGAGAGACTGGCAAGGATGCTCATTTTGTTTATGCTCCGAAGGGGCCGCACTCAAGTTTCCTACCGATATACGATCTTGTGCTCAGGCCAAAGAGCGAGACGAAAATAACCGAAGTAAAAGAATCACCCATAAAGAAATCTGAAAAAAGTCCAGAAGAATTATACTTCGAGAGATTGGATAAATGGGATGAATCGCTTCAAAAAGATAATGAGGAGGTGATTAGAAATCTGGAGGACGGCTCGGTCTTAGATTTGGGTTGTGGCACTGGGATATTGATAGCCAAACTAAGAAAAGATCAGGATCGGGTAGTGCAGGGGATAGATAAAAATGACATTGCTATCAGGTACTGCCAGGAGAAAAAACTTCCCATTCTGAAGATTGATTTGGAAAAGGAGAGTCTGCCTTTTGATTCAGACCTGTTTGATAATGTGATTAGCGTACATGTCCTTGAACACCTGGAGAATCCGAAAAATCTGATCGATGAAGCAACCCGAGTTGCCAAAAAGAAAGTTATTTTCCTAGTACCATTAGGAGCACGTCTCGACCCGACCCATAAACATATATTTGAAAAACTGGAAGACCTAAAAAAACTTTTCAGCGATAAATGGTCGTTCGAAGAAATTCCCGAGAACCGAACTGTTCTGGCCACCTTAGAAACAGGGATGGAAATAAAAAAGGCAAAGGAGCTCAGGCCGGATATGATAGGATCCTTTCCCCTTCCTAAACCAACAATGAGGAATCTTACAGAAGCATTTACAGTCGATCAAGTATGGCCGTGGTGTGAAAGCAAGGACTTAGAAGTCGAGCCGAAGCTTAATGGTTTTCGCATCTGTCTAGTTGGAAAAGGAGGAAAAGTCAGAATTATAACTGATGGGCTGAAGGACAGGACAAAGCACTATCCCGACATAATCACCGCCCTTGAGAAGGTACCAGATGATTTTATTCTGGACTGTAGTATGGGAATTGAGAGAGATGGTAAACCCTTGCCTAGAATAAAACTTATGACTTTAATGTCAGACAAACCCGAACTTCAGGAAAATGACAGGATTATCTGCACAGTTTTCGATTTGCCATATTTCAAAGACGATATTCATTTGAGGCCCTTTGAAGAGAGAAGAAAATTATTAGAGGAATTTTATAACAAATATCTGAAGGGCTCTCCAAATTTTGATATCACGCAGACTGCTCGGATAAAAACAAAAAGCGAACTTGAGGAATACTTCAAGAAGTTTGGAAAACTGCCTCAGAGTGAAGGCGTTGTAATTAAGGATATGAAGGGCATCTGGCCGCTTGATGGCAACTGGGATGACATGGCAAAATTGAAACATGAAGTGGAAATAAAAGTGATAGTATTAGAGCGGCATGATGTCAAAGGCGGAGGCTATAACTATACTTGCGGTTTATTATCTGGATCCTCTGGGTATGAGAACCTCGCTGAGTTTCGAGCGCAGAAGTATATTAATTTAGGCAAGTGTTTCAATACAAAACTCAAAGCCGAGCCTGGTGATATTCTCACAATGGGAGTTGAGGAAATTATTCCAGATGAAGAGAAAAACGTGCTTCAATGGCTGGGTGCCCGAGTCATAGATATTGACGATTCCAGAAAAACGCCGTATTTCGCAAACCAGGTTATAGACATAGCTGAAGAAGGCAATATCCTGCAGAAGGCCGAAGAGGGAAACATAGACTATAAAATTGGGGATAAAGGCAAAGGAGTACTGCAAATTCATATCATGGGTATCGAGGAAGAAAAGATTGATGCCTTGAAGAAGATATCGAAAGAAGCAGTTGCCTCAAGAAATAATCCCATGAAGTTGAAAATGTTATTTAAGGGTGCTATTGGCCAGCAAGGTGCACATATAGACATGCGACTTGTGAGATCGGGCGATAAATATTTTGAAGGTGGCGAGATTATGATTGGAAATTTCGACGGCTTGGAGAAGTTGAAAAAACTGGATGAGGGCGGTAAGTTAAGGTTCGGGTGGAAAGTTGCAAGGAAAGAGGAACCACAGGCTGAGACGATAAGAGGGCCGGTAGATTGGATGGATGCGGGGAAAAATGGGATAGAGATATTCCCTCCAGGCGAGGCGGGTGCTACCACAAATAAATACGGGGCAATGCTAATTCTCGATGAATTTACTTTTGAAGCTATAGAACCCCAGGATGACCACGCAAAAAAATTCAATCTCGAAGGCAACAAACTAATTCCTGAAGGTACATACCTTATGGCCTATGTACCGATAACAGAGGCAGGGGAAAAAGGGCCCAGAGTATGGATGATATCAAAACTCAAGGAGGAGGAGAAGGCGAGGTTCTTCAAGTTTATCAAGATCAATAAGAAACAGCAGATAGTTGGCGGGGTGATATATGAGCCGATGGTTGAAGATTCGCAAGGTGACTATGCAGATGCTGAAGAAATCCAGAAGGCGATGTATAAGTTTATGGAGAAATATTTCATGAATCAAAGCCGAATAAAAATCATGCACAAGGGCAAACTCCATTCGTTCCCTATTCTTGAATGTTTCCAACCAGAGGAAGATACCAAGAAGGGAAAGGATATTATCAAGGCAGGAAGTTGGTGGGTCATGATAAAAATAGCAGATAAGAATATTTGGCAGGAAGTGGAGAAGGGTGTTTTAAAAGGATTTAGTATGGCTGGCGTTGCATCAGAGGAAAAAGTCTCGGTATGAAAATGAAGGCAGCAATCCTGGAGAAGTTAAATTCTCCTCTTATCGTTGATGATCTTGAGATTCCGGATTTAGATTATGGTCAGGTTTTGGTCAAGGTCTGCCGGTCTGGAATCTGCGGTGCGCAAGTGGATGAGATATCTGGCAGAAAAGGAGAAGATAAATATCTTCCTCATCTCCTGGGACATGAAGGCGGGGGAGTTATTGAGGATATCGGCCCAGGGGTGACCCTCGTCAAGAGAGGCGATCACGTGGTCATGCACTGGCGGAGGGGAGACGGCATCGAATCGAATCCGCCGAAATACAGAAGAAACGATGGATCAATTGTAGGTGCAGGCTGGGTGACGACCTTCAACGAGTATGCAATAGTATCAGAGAATCGGCTCACACCTATCGATGATGACATCCCTTTTGAGATTGCCGCACTTATGGGTTGTGCTGTGACAACCGCACTTGGGCTAATAAACAATGAGGCGAAACTGAAGATCGGGCAATCGATTGCCATTATCGGATGTGGCGGAGTCGGGCTAAATATTATTCGTGGGGCGGCAATGGTATCGGCTAATCCTATAATATCCATTGATCAGTACCGTCCAAAATTGAGAATGGCAGAGGGGTTAGGAGCAACTCATCTACTCACAAGCGAGTCTCTCCTATGGGATGATACCCAAAGGATACGAAATTTCATTGGAAGTAGAGATCTCGATGTAGTTGTGGATTGTGCTGGTTCTTATCGCCTGATTGCAAATATATTTAAATTAATGTCACCAAAAGGAAAATTGATATTACTGCGGCCCATATCTCAGTTATTGCCGGGATTCGTAGATGGCATAGAGGTGATGAATAGTTCAGGTGGCTATACTAATCCGAATGAAGATATCCCCCGGTATCTTGACCTTTATCGCAAAGGCAAACTCAGTCTCGATGGTCTGATAACGCATCGCTTTCCTCTTTCTGAGATTAACATTGCACTTGATGTAGTCAGAAGTGGGCAGGCAGGGCGAATCATCTTGGAAATTGCAGGTTGATGAACTCAAGAATCTCAAAGAAAGACCTTATTGATTTTGAAAGACATATTGCCGAACTTTATGATGATGGCCAAATTCCATACCTTGTCCATTTATGCGGGGGGAACGAAGATCAATTAATTGAAATATTTAAAGACATCAAACCCGACGATTATGTCTTTTCAACGCATAGAAATACCTATCATTATCTTTTGCATGGCGGGTCACCTGGGACTTTGGAGCAAAAAATCCTTAATGGAAAGAGTATGTTTATTTTTGATAGAAAATTAAACTTCTTCAGCCTGTCTATAGTTGCGGCGACCCCAGGTATTGCGGCGGGGACATCCTGGGCCTTGAAAAGAAAAGGAAGCAAACAAAAAGTCTGGTGTTTTGTGGGTGACGGTACAGAGGATGAAGGGCACTTTTATGAGGCGGTGCGCTATGTCGATGGCTGGAACTTGCCTTGTATATTCATAATCGAAGATAATGACAGGAGTGTAAAAGCCACAAAAAAAGACAGATGGAATGAGGGGTCTAATTTTATCTGGAATAAAAAGTGCGTGCGAAAATATTGTTATTCTCCCACTTATCCTCACAGTGGAAGTGGAAGCAATAAGTGGGTAAAATTCAAAAGGGAAGCAAAGATTGTTAGGCGTCCCAAAAGAAAGACTTCTGATATAGATATTGCCACATCGGTTGAGACATCCATGACATATTTTGACGCCGTTAAAAGTTCGATGGAAATGCTGGCTAAGAATCCATCCACTATTTTCGTAGGATACAATGTCAAATACGGGTCTGCATATGGTTCATTAAAGAATATCCCAGAAGACCAAAGGGTTGAGACTCCTGTGGCGGAGAATTTGATGGCGGGGTTGGCCCTGGGAATGTCACTAGAAGGATATAGGCCAGTTCTTTTTTTTGAAAGGCATGATTTTATTCTGAATGCCGCTGACCTTATAGTCAATACTTTGGACGTAATAGAGACTATTTCTGATGGTGAATATTCCATGCCAATTGTCATAAAAGCCGTCGTTGGATCAATAAAACCTTTCTATGCTGGGATTACGCATTCCCAGGATTTTTCTGATTTGATTAGGGGCTTTGTATCCTTCCCTGTTTACACCCCAATAAATGCAAAGCAAGTGCTGGCTGTCTATGATAAGGCGAGAACTACCATAGGGCCTATGATGATTAGCGAAAGAAAGGAATTGTATTGAAATCTGTATTGATAAGTGGCTCTTCAAGCGGACTAGGGAGAAGTCTCGCTCTTGTCTTTGCTAGGAATGAATTTAATGTCATTCTGCATGGAAGGGATGAGGAAAGGCTGGAATTAGTTAGAAGGATGATTCTAATCAGAAGACAAATGTCCAGGAGCGAAATTGAATGTGACGTTATAAGAGGTGATATAACGTCGAAAGATATACTGGACGAGTTATTCAGGGCGGCAGAGAAAAGGAACCTTAATATCCTGATAAATAATGCGGGCATTCACGCTCACAAAAGGTTTCAGGACATGAATGAAGATGAGGTTCAGAATATTATCCAGACCAACCTGATTGCACCACTCCAACTGATCCTGAAAATTTATCCTCTATTCGTGAAGAAAAAATCGGGCGTGATAGTAAATATTAACTCTATCGCCGGCAAGTACCCTAATGAGATGGAGGCGGTCTATTGCGCAAGCAAGTATGGTCTAAGAGGATTTTCTGAGGCATTCCAATATGAGGCAGACAAGGATAATATTCGAATAATCAATATCTATCCAGGAGCAATGAAAACCCCTATGTCAAAATCAAGAATAAACCATAAAAAACTGATAACACCATCCGAAATGGCAGACTTGGTATATAAGATAGTTCTAGGGGAAGCTATAGAGGAAAATCGGAGCATGAGAGTGGCTGAAATCGAGCTGAGAAGAAAGAACTTTTGAATAAATCCATAAGGCATTGCCATAAAATTAGTAAGAAATTCAAATTAAAAATCAGAGTAATAATTCCTTTTTCTTAATTCTGTTTAAAAACTTTCTTGACTTTTTAGAGATTTAGTTTAATCTTTAATTCAGACCTGAAAGTTGGAAGCCAGTCCCAGTCAGCGGAAGTTGGCTCCAAGCCCGAAAGGTGCTACAAGATTTAGGTGCCCGCCTAGAAAGGGAGACCAAAAACAAAATTTAATCTTGGGCATTTTTATTTGCCTAGGAGGTGGTGCCATATGTCCCAGAAGCGTAAACTTCGGGACATTTAGAGAAAGTCGAAGTACAGGAAATCTCATTAGTTGATTTGCCTGCAAATCGAAAAGCCTTTTACATCGTAAAGAGGAGTCAAAACATGGAAAATTTTTTAAAGGAAATTAAAGTTCTCTATGAGGATGGGGAGTTTGAAGTAGAGAAGGCTGGGAAAATTCCGGAGGATGCCATGAAAGCGATCACCGGGGCCCTAAACATCCTCAACAAATATAAATCCGATTTTCCAGCCGATGTGCTAGACGCCATCAAGACGCTGGGTAAGTATGCCAGTTATGGATATGGGTATCCAGCCAAGAAGGAGAAGGCGGATGATGGAGAGATAGACGTGGAGAAGATCGGGGCAAAATTAAGTAAGGCCACACTTGAAGAACTCAAGAAAATTCAGACGATTCTTGAGGGGCTGATTGGAACGGCGGAGGTGATAAAAATGGAAAAACTGCCCGAGGATATTAGGAAGAAAGTCGAGGAATATGACAGGATCAAAAAGGAAGAGCAGGAGAAGTTGAAACAGGCCGATGCGGCGAAAATAAAAACATTGGAAGATAAAATCAAAGCCCTTGAGGAAGAGAATGCCAAACTCAAGGATGAACTCAAGACCAAGAAAGGCATACAGAAGGGTATCAAAGGGCAGGATGCAGATAAAGGAGACGAAAAGACAATACTGTGGCCTAGTCTAACTTCAACAGAAGAGTAAAAAGGAGTTCTAACATGAACAGTTCAAGAAAGTTGCTAGAGCAACTGAAGATCGAAAAGAGCCACAATCTCATTTCCCTTCCCCAGGTAGAACTGACATTCGAGGAGGCGGATCGTTTCATTGATTACATGGTGGATGAATCGGCCATGAAAAAATTCGCCCGCATCGAAAGAATGAGGGGACCGGAAAAACCTATTAGGGCATTGGGTTTTGGAAGCGGACATTTCTTATACCCAGCAGGAAACTTCAACGAGTCAAAATATACGAAACAATTCGTTGATGAAAAGATCATGCTGATGACCAAAGAGTGTCGGGGAGCCATCCCGATCTTCGATAAAGATCTTGAGGATATCCCGCCAACCATGTCCAGTGATGAATACAACAATCAACTCATCAAGATTATTGCCCTGAAAATCCAGAACGAGTTGGAAGAGGCGGGATGGATTTCTGAGACAGCGGGCCTAAATGGCTTCGCCGATGACGACATTCGGGGACTTTGGGATGGATGGCGATATAGAATTACCCACTCAGAAGTTGGCCAGCCGTACTATAACAAGGTAACAGGTTCGGCCCATATCCTCAATGCCTGCGAAGGCGGAGAGGCAGGCTCGCCATTTGAATATGATGGCAAAATTGCGGAAGCGGATGCCGACTATAAACACTGGGAGTTCAAATACGGGAAGATGCTGAAGGCGATGCCATCGAAATACAAGATGGCAAATGGCCTGGAGAAAATGGCCTTTCTGAATTCTGACTTGGTTACCCAAGACTATTTTGACGCGTTGTCGGCTAGGCCGACCCCTATTGGTGATGGAATCCTTACGGGTAATTTGCCAATGGGGTATGGCAAAGTGAAGATCATTGATGTACCCTTGATGCCTGTCAATCTTGGGGATCCTACGGCAGTACCTTCGACTGATGGTATTATCGGAGAGGGAGAATATACAGACGTCCTTCTGACTCCAAAAGACAATCTCATCGTCGGAATTCAGCGCGATATCAAGATGGAATCCGAAAGAAAAGCGGCGGATCAAGCTACCTATATCTTCTACTCGCTCAGGATCGATTTCGCGATTGAGAACGTGGATGCTGTTGTTCTCTTGCGGTGCCTTGAGCACGCTTGCTAGGAGGAATGAAAATGGATAATGAAAAATTTCCGCATGTGGATGTCGAACAGGAGCTTTTCTTCAGAGATATCTTTTTCCTGAATTACCACATCAACCATGACAAATGGGACTGGTGGAAATTTCAGGATATCATCGATGCGCACCGGCTTGAGGAGGATTGGAATTGGTGGGATGATTACGAATGGACCCAGACTGAAGTTGGGGCGGCTGGCACCATAGCCATAGGCGATATTCCGAATGGCGTTCTGGTTGTGACAACTGATGCCGCCGATAATGATTATGAGGATATTGCCACTCAAGGCGAAATTTTCAAGATAGTGGACAATTACCCGCTCTATTTTGAGATCCGAGCGAAGGTTGATGATGCTGAACAGAGCGATCTCTGGGCTGGACTTCTGAATAGCAACAGTTATTTTGCTGGATTCGGAACCGATGGAATCTACTTCCTCAAGCCAGATGGTGCAAAAAGTCTATATTTTGTAGTTCAAGCCTTAAACGTTGAAAATTCAGTTGATACTGGAATTGATAGTGAAGATCTCACTTGGGTACGGCTGGGATTCCACTGGGATGGCGAAGGTAATATTCGCTGGTTTGTTATTGATGATACCAATCCCCCGCAAAAAATTCTTGCATCGGGTATTGTGACGACGCTGCCAACTCAGACTGAGGAACTCTATCTCGGGTTTGGAATCAGGAACGGTGAAGCAGCTTCCAAAGTCCTCTATGTCGATTATGTGAAATGTGTGCAGAAGAGACTTGTTGGTGATGATAGTGACGAGGAAGGCGGACTCGAGTCAGGCGCATAATAAAAGAGAAATCAGTAGAAGTTTTAAGTTCGGGTTTGATGGGAGAGGAATAAGCATTCTCTTCCAAAGTGGAACAATAAAAACTTTACTCTCCCATCTTGCCTAAAAGGAGTTGCTAATGTCCGCTGAAGGGCATTATATTGATTCCGATTCAATTGAAAACTGGCCATCTGGAACCTCCGAGGAGGAAAAGCAGCAAATTATAGACTTCGCTGAGCAAGTTCTGGAAGCTGCACTGGGAACTCATTATTACGAAAAAGACTTCTATGCCGAACTGAACGGGAATGGCAAGAACAGACTATTCATTCCAGTTAAGGCAAATATCCTCACTATCGAAAAAGTGATGATCTGTGACGAAGAACTTGATGACTGTGTTTATACCTGGGATGCCAACTCGATCTATGTGTGCTGCGAATCAAACTGTTGCGCATTCGAGCCAGGCTTTGGTTATCTTGAACGATTCCTGACTGAGGGAGTATTTCCGAAAGGGTTTAATAATATCCGCATCTGGGGTACCTACGGGAGTTCCGTCGTCCCGGCCTGGATTAAAGAAGCAGCGAAGATGATTGCCGAACACAAGATTGATCCGACACTCTATACGTCGACCTTCAAGAGCGAGACAATGGGCCGATATTCCTATGATATCGGCGATGTGATCAAGAATTATAAGACGGGAATCAAGGAAGTGGATGATCTGATAGCACTTTTCGGAAGGAAACGGGCAATTATAATGGCGCCGTGAGGTGGGAATGGACTGGTCAAAATATAGGTTACTCAAGGATGTGCTTCCGCAGGAGAGCTGGTCTGGAAAACCTTGTGTGATTGTGGGCGGTGGACCTAGTTTGAAGGATTTCGACTTTGGCCTATTGAACAATGGGATATTATCCATCGGAATAAACCGTGCTTTCGAACGATTCGAACCGACAATGATTTTTTCAATGGATAAGATGAAATGGTTCACCTGGCTCCTGGAGGGAAGGTATGGCGAGGAAGCAAAGGAAAAGTTCTTGGCATCCAAGGCACTCAAGGTCCTGCTCCTGACCTACCAGCCAGAGGTTCCAGAATATATCTATGTAGTGCCCGTTTTGCAAAATTATAAAGTAGGGATGACTGGGTTCTCATTCAATCTGGAGGATGGAGTTGCACATGGAAACAATTCTGGATTTGGAGCCCTGAATCTTGCATGCCTACTTGATGCCAGTCCAATATATTTGCTTGGGTATGATATGCGGAATGATAATGGCCGCACCCACTGGCATGATGGCCATCCAAAAAAGGAGAAAGATGAATCCATTCCAAAACTTGCCCATAATTTTGAGCGGTGGGCGGATGAGATCAATAAGCGATGGAAAGTGATAAATCTGAACCCATATTCAGGCCTTAGATGCTTCGAGTTTGGCAATAGAGACGAGATATTTGGAGAGCGGAGGAACAATGGTTGATAAACCCTTCAGGCCTCGCTTGAGAAAAAGAGACGCGATAGCATGGCGAAAGGTCCTCAAGAATACTCCCAAGCAAGCCTATGAGAGGATTCAACATCCAGACCCTCTAATTGAAGTTTTGCCAGAAATTAAAACCATATCCAGGATCGCCTCTGCAATTGAAATACCCAAGGATTCGAAATCCAAGGACATCTACTTTCTAGGTTGTTATGGATTCGGAGACTGTTTCAACCAAAGACCCATAATTAAGCATCTTGCTGAATATTTCAGGACTATTTATTTGCGCACTACATTGCCCGAAGCATACTGGGATATTCCAAATATCAAGTTCGTCCGTCCTGAAAAATTGAATCTGCGAACCCAATGGAACCATTTAAATAAATCTACTTATGAGTTTGTCAATCCGCCAACAGATGCCAAAGTTCTTCATTGGCACTTGTTTCCTCCATCTGGAATTATGAGAAAGGATAGAGTTTCGAAACAACTTGGGTTTGGCCCTGCTGATACATATCTTGAACCCGAATTAAGCGTCCAAGAACATAGCAAATTGAGGGCGGGTATAAAGAACTACGATTATCTTTTCCCAGTCAGAAAAGAATGGATTGCATCTGCCCGGGATGTTGTATCGGGACTGAATCTAAAGGGCAAGAAACTCTGCATTATAAGACCATCGACAGAGCGCAAGGAATGGCCATGTCTAAACAGAAATCCCAAATCCGAATATATCCAACTTTTGATTAATAGATACAAAGATGAGTATTTTTTTCTGAGTATAGCAGATATAAAGGAAGGCGAGGAGTGGTTTGATGGTGAATTGAAGAATTTGGATGCAACCTTTCATCATGGAGAACTTCCGATTTCCACGATCTTTGGCCTAATTAAGATCTCGGATATGGTCATAACAGGCCCTGCCTTTTTTATGCTCGCTGCAATTGCTATAAGGACGAAATGTTTCACTATATTTGGAGGAAGGCAAAAACCAGAATGGACTATAAGTGAATGTATGGGACTTGACAATTTTGAATACGTCGCTCCGGAACCAACCTGTAATTGCCTAGATGTTACTCATAACTGCAAGAAAGACATTCCTGAAAATAGAATTATAGAGCAATTTGAAAAATTAAAGGCGAGACCAAAGAGAATGCATGAGGTATCCATAGGTGTGCCTCCAGGTATAGGGGATACTCATTGGATCATTCTAAAAATGGAATCATTTAAAGAACGCCAGGCAATTGATTGCCTTAAATTTGTCATTTGGGAACCATATCATTACACCTCCGAATTTTTACGGTTAATACCATTTATTGACAAGATTGAAAAAAAACCAAAGCCCAATCAATTTTCCTTCTCCTTGGCTGGGGGAACCGGGCAACCAGTCTTCAAAAATCAACAGGGACTGGATTACCTCATGGAATTCGGATCGCGCCTTGAAGCAGGTGTGAAATTGGATGACGTCCTACCCGAATATGAGACAAATTGGAATTATGAAATTAAATTATCTTCTGCCTCATGCGATTTTGCCCTGGGGATAAAACAGAAAGCTGGCGGAAAGTTATACCTTGCCTATGCTTCCTCCTGTGGTGCAAATAAAAATTGGGCGAGGGATGATTGGACTCCAACGGACTGGATTGACCTTCTGAAAAGGATCCATGAAGAAACTGGATGCAAAATAGTTCTCATCGGGGCCACCTTTGATAGAGATTATGCTTCACTCTTGATGAAGGAGCCAGGCGCCAAGGAAATGATAATTGACCTTGTCGGAAAGACCTCCGTTGAAGAGACATTATCGTTGATACGAAGCGCCAATCTTATGATGTCTTTTTCCTGTGGCCTGGCACTTTTGGCTGCACATTTTGGAGTGCCACTTGTGAAATTTTGGCCGATAAAAGGTGTCTCAAAAAGTGGAGTATATAGAAAAGAATTCATTTATTCATGGCTTCCTCCGGGTTTCAATGAATCTGGGAAGTATATGCCCTTTATCTATGGCGAGCCGAAGACAAAGCCAGCTACTATTTTCAAAGCCCTAAGAAGATTTTTGCTCGATACTCCTGGACTGAGTTGGGATGCAGAAAAGGAAATCGGATATTATCCAGTCAAAAATCCTATATATGATGATGACTATTTTAAGAGGGTGCAAAAAAATGATCATAGTCCAATTGTCGATGCCTTGAATGACTTCCGGAAATTTATTGTCAACTCTTATGTAAGCAGTAATGGCAATGGAGGACTTGTCCTGGATTTCGGGGCAGGAAGTGGCATCTTTATGCGGCGGCGCGGAAATTGCCAAGGATTTGATTTTTGTGAGAAATCCAAGCAAAGGCTCAAGAGTGATGGCCTATTTTTCAACCCTTATATTGAAAATCTTGAGAAGTTTAAGGCTATTACCTTTTTTGATTCCTTTGAGCATATCCAGGAACCAGATTTAATCCTAAGTCGGATTGGGAACCAGTATGTCTTTGTAACTCTGCCAATTTTCAAGGACAAGGAACATATCTTGAGATCAAAACATTTCAAGCCGAAAGAACATTTCTGGTATTTCACTTTTCAAGGTTTTGTCCGATATATGAATGAACGTGGTTTTGCACTTCTTTCGTCTTCAGACCAGGAGACCAAGATAGGACGGGAGGATATTATGACATTTGTTTTTAGGAGACCCGAATGAGTTTCGACTCACTTCTCTGTGACACTGTAGTTCTCGTGCATCTTGTGCCTCAGTCATGGGGCGAGACGACTGAAGTTTTGGAGTCTGGAGTGATCTGCCGCATCGAGTATGGCAATAGACTTGTGAGAGACTTGACGGGTGAACTTGTGCTTAGCACAGTCCAAGGGTTTTTCAAAAAGAATGCAAATATAGATTTCACAACCAAAGTGAGAGTCAACGGTGCTGACCATTCCATTATAAACATTCAGAAACCTTCGGGATATTCGAACATCCATCACATAGAGGTTTTTTTGAATTAGGAAAATGGCTGTAGAATTTTCGATTGATTTCAAGAATTTTGAGATGGGATTTCTCAAGGCGACCATGACCCTATATCCGGAGGCCGCAAAGAAGGCTTTCTTCCAGGCGGGTGCGTTGCTTATCAGGGATGCGATCACGGAAATGCCGACAGTGCCAAAAAAGACAGGGCATCTTCGAAGAGAACAATTGGTAATCCCTGCACCAGACCAGATCGGCGTATGGGCGGGATTCAATACACCTTATGCAGCAAGAGTTCACGAAGCACCAAATACATGGCAATGGTCAGAGCCAGGAAGTGGGCCAAAATTCCTTGAGTCAAAACTTATAAAAAATCGTGACAAATATCTTAAATTTGCCGCAGACAAAATGACAGAGTTAATTAAATGATAAAAGAAATTGCTACCTGGCTTGTATCGAAATGCCCGACTTTGAGTATCGATGTGAATTTCTTTGCCGGCCATCTGCCACTCAAGAGATCTGACGGGACGGATGTGCCAGATCAGTGCTGGGTTATCCTGGAGAACGTCCCAGGCGCAGTCGTACCACAGTTGCCGGATCGAGTGGACAAGTTTATCCAAATCTGGAACCGGAACAAGACCTTTTTTACGGCAAGGGCGGATGCCTACATGATTTATGATATTATTCATGGAACGACAGGGTGGACTTTGCCGATAGTCAGTGGAGGCCCCGAATGGTACATAGCGGTTATCGATGCAATGGCGACTCCAGCACCGGTGGAAAATCCAGATGATAAAGGCAGATTTTGTTTTTCAACGAATTTTCTTTTCCGGATTTTGCTAAAGATTCCGTAGAAGCGATAAGTATGGCAATGGCCATTACTTAAATAAATTTATGAAAGGAGGCTAAAATGCCCCAACTTCCGATATTAGACATTTCTCCGTGCAGTGTAACCTGGGATTACGAAGGTACGGAGCTCAGACTGGATCCCTATCTGGGTACGGTATCTCTCAAACATGATGATTCCGTTGCAAAAGTCTATGAAGAGGCGTTCGGCGATGCCTATGTTGACGCCGTGTTATCTGGTGGAGTGGTAACGCTTGATATACCTATGACTCGCTCGACTCTTGAACAATTAGAGAAAGTACTTCCTGGTGCTACCCTTAACGTTGGTGGTGATGTACTCACCATCAAAAACAAATGCGGTTCCGATATGTATGTTGATGCCAAAGCTATTGCGATTAAGCCCATCAAAGACAATGTAGTTTCTACAACAAAGAGTCAGTGGACAATCATTTACAAGTGCTATCCCTACAAGGCTTTCGATCTCTCGTGGGACCGTGACAAACAGAGGGTTTTCCTGGTGAAATTCATGGTATTTCCAGTCATGGAGTCCCCGCATGTTGGTGAACTCTATCAAATCGGCGAGACCACAGAATGACGAACAGAATTTCAGTCAGTACAGCGAAGAGCATACATCCCGTTATTGAGGTCGAGATTGATGGTATTGTTTACAATGTTGTGCCATTTAATAAGCCGTTATTTGACAGGATGAAAGAACTAGAAGCCGTAAAAACGACTTCTGGCTATGAGGGGATTAGTGTAGTCTATGACCAACTTCAATTACTTACTGGTGCTCCCAAAGAGGTAGTTGAGAGAATTGATGCGAGGGATCTTCAGGACGTCCTGGTTTTCATTACAAATCAGATTTATCAGTTCATGCCCCAAACTACTAAGACAGCGGAGGAAGTGGAACAGGAAAAAAAGCTCACGCCGGAGGAGCAGCAAAAAAACGGACCCGAGCCTGGGGAGAGTCAATAGGTCTAATAGCATCGGCTTTCCCTGGGCTTTTCACCTATGGTACGATCCTGAATCTCGATCTGCGGGATTTCAACTTCTGGATCAATGAGGCAAAGAAGAAATTGTTGATCGACAGAATTGAGCGGTGGTCTGCGGCAAGAATGGGGATGGCTGATAATGATATTTATTCGACTGAGATGATGAAAATGAATTGGCAATTGAAACTTATGGAACTAGCCGATGAGAGGGGGAAATAATGGCTGAAGGCGGAGCTTTTGTAGCAGGCGCAATACTCTCTAAGCTTCTGCTTGATACGAGAGGATGGAAAGAGGGGATTGCCAGCGTAAAAAAAGACCAAGGCGAAGTCTCAACTGCATTCACCAGGGCAGCGGAAAAGGTTGGCACTTTCGGGAAAATATTAGGTGGTGCAGGAGCGGCAATCGTCGGCACGTTTGGTGCCATGATAAAGAAGAGCACTGATTATGGCGATACACTTATTAAAACATCTGAAAGAACAGGAATCGCCGTAGAAAAATTAAGTAGTCTGAAATTATCAGCAGACAAAAGCGATACAAGCCTTGGAATGTTGGCCAAATCAATAAAATTTCTTGGTATACATATGATAGAGTCCACACAAAAAGGGTCCGATCAGGCTGAGATGTTTAAGAAACTTGGTATAAGCGCCACTGACTCCTCTGGCAAATTAAAGAGTGCAGATGATGTGCTTATTGAGTTAGCTGATGTATTTAAGGGGATGCCTGATGGTGTAGAAAAGACAAATCTTGCAGTCAAAATGTTTGGCAAAGCTGGCATGGAAATGATTCCGATGCTGAACCTTGGGTCAGAAGGACTAAAAGCAGACAGAGAAGAAACAGAAAGACTAGGACTTGTATGGTCAACAAGTGCCGCACAAAGTGCAAGAGACTTCAAAGATAGGTTGACAGAACTAAAAGGAAGTCTTCAGGGTGCTACCTTCTCGATTGGCAAGGAATTGATTCCGGTTGCGACAGGCCTTGTGACAAAAATAAAGGAAGTTGTGATTCAGATAGTTGGCTGGATAAAAACACATCCAGAATTAGTGCGGACATTAGGGGAAGTTGCAATAAAAGCTGGCGGAGTAATGACGGCGGTTGGTGCATTATTATTGATTCTTCCTAAAGTTATTGCTGGATTCCAGGCAATTAAGACTGTATCTACATTGCTCATGGGTGCCATGACACCATTAGGGGTAGCAATTATGGCGGTTGCTGCTGCTGCAATTTATGCCACAACACTCATTATGCAACTCAAGGCGGCCAAGGAGCAACTGAAGGAAGCAACAAAAAGAGCGGATGCACAAGAGGCAATCCTCAAAGAAAAGCTCGTAGAAGTAGCAAAGGCCGCTGGATTAAATGCAAGCGTAATTGATGACCTCATAAAAAAATATAATGGGAGCGTTGCAGCAGTAGCAATGGCTATCAAGCAAGGCAAGGAAGGAAAAGAACTTCAGGAAGCATCTGCCAAAGTTGGAAGAGAACATGGGGCTGCAATCGATGAACAAAGGGAAGCGTATGAAAAAGCACATCCGAAATTGAAAGATTTTACTATGGCGATGATAAATAGTAAGGAGGTGGAAGAGAAGGCGATACAAGTTAAAAAAGAATTGGCGGAAGCCGTTAAAAAAATTTTTGATGAGATCGATCCGCTAAAAGCGATTATTAAGGATAATATCGATAAGCAAAAAACTTTAACGGAGGCTTTTCAAGCTGGAGTCATAAGTATAGGACAATATAAGACTGGTATGAAGTATCTTGAGGAAGAGATCCGATCATTTGGATCAAGTGTGGTAAACACAGCACTTCCAGCAGCCAGAAATCTCAATGATGTTATAGGTAAGGCTCCAGGAGTCATGCAAGAAGTCAACTGGACTGGATTTGCCGACGCTGGCAAAAAATCAGCAGAGACAGTTTCATCCGCTTGGCAAGAAGTATCGACCATTATTAGCGATATGGCCAAAAAATGGGCGGATGCACTGATTGGTTTATTGGGTATTAGCTCAAGTCTCGCCTATAAGACGAAAGAGTTTAATGATACGGTCTTTAAAGATATGGAGACAGTAGCTAATGCAACTTATGATGCAATTAAGGCTCGTATTGATGAGCAACTTGCCGCAGTCAAAAAGGCTAATGAGGATGAAAGGAAAGGTATCGAGGCAAAATATAAGGCTGCAATGACGGCCGTTAGCGAATATTATGATAAGTTAATAAAAGAAGTTAATGAACATTACGATGCTGCAACAACAAAGGCTCGTCAATATTATGATGGACTTATGGATGTGGCAAGGAAATTTTATGACGCAGAAAGAGACAAGGCCAAAGAATATTATGATGCTCTTGCCGACGCGGAAGATAAAGCCTACGATGCGCGGGAAAAGAAAATAAGAAGGGCGGAAGAGGATGAAGATATCCGATATGCTCGAAAATATGACAGGGAAAGGGAGGCTATTCAAAACAGCACAATGTCGGATGAGGAAAAGCGGAAGGCATTACTGGCACTTGAGATTGCATATGAGGATGCAAAGTTAGCCCGCGAGAGAAAGCGCGAGGATGAGAAAGAAAAGCGAGAAGAAGCACATGAAAAAAAGCTAGCACAAATTCGGGAACGGGAGCGCCAGCGTGATGAGCAATTGCAAATTCAATTACAGAATAGACTTCTGCAGCTTGAAAAACAGCGAGATGCCAGACTTGAACAACTTGCGAATCAACGGGAAGCCAGGACCAGGCAACTTGAAAAACAGAGAGAAGCTAGAGAAAAGCAATTGCTGGATCAAAAGGAAGCACGAGAAACCGCAGCTGAGGCAAGGCGGGAAGCGGCAGAAAAACAGTTATTGGCAGACCTTTTGGCTGCCCAAAATGCGCACCAGACGGAACTTGACAATATTCGCAAGGCTGAAGATGCGGCACGCAAAGCACATGCGGATGCTGAGGAGGCGCGGCAAAAGTCACTCTGGAATAAAATTAAAACAACAGTCGGCAATGCTATTGAAGATATACTGAAAATATTTGCGACAAAACTCTTTGAGAAAAACATTTTCAAGCCACTTTCTGACTGGGCATCAAAAACGATGGGTAAAGAAAAAGGCGGCGTAGAGGATATTGTTAGTAGCTCTTGTGGAAAAATTAAAACGACCATAGGTGGTTTGGGCACAAGTATTGGTACTGTTTTTACGACTTTAGCCACAACTATCGGGACTGCATTGACGACGCTGGCAACCGCAATTGCAACTGCCGCCACGACTCTTGCCGCAGCCGCTGGACCTCTCGCCATCGTCTTGGGAATTGCATTGGCAGCCTATGCTGGATTCACGCTGATTAAAAGTCTATTTGAAAAGGCACCATCAGGTGGTGATGTTACTTACTGGCTTAAAATGATTAAGGACAATTCTCAATGTATCAAGGACGTCCTTTTCATAAATTATTGGGAATGGATAACAAAAATCCTTGCTGCCGTTGAGAAGATAAGAGATACTGTCGGTGGAACTGTAGGTAAAACATCTTCGGATATGTGGAATAAACTGGATGAAATCAAAAGCGTATTAGTCGAAAAGCTCCATGCCATTGGCGAGATCCTCCGAGATATTAGGAGCGATATTCATAGCCTAAACCAAAAAGTTACTTTCGGGACTAGGTGGCAGACTGGATTTGAGGGAATAGTGACAAGTCCCATAACACCGCTTATAGGCGAGGTGCCAGAGTATGTCAAGGTCACGCCGCTGGCTGGCAAAGGCGGGACTACAGGAATGGGAATAGGTACAAACAATATCTCCGTCTCTATCAATATCCAGTCTTGGGATGGTGAGGATGTCGAACGATTTTTCCGAGGCAAAGGAAAGGATATGATTCTTGATTTGTTCCGACGCAATTCTGGCGGATTCACCCGTACCACAGAATTATATTCTTCGAGATATAGGCAATAATTATGACCACTAAATTGACATACGTCACATTAATCGATGACCTGATTGGCTCGCTCGGAGCCGCAGATATCGAGTTTATTAATGAGATTGCTGATTATCCTGGTACCAAAATCACCACAATTGAGATGGCGGATACGGCCAGGGCAACCCCGCCTACAAAACTGCGACTTAATTTCGGAGTTGACAAGTATGCTAGATTTTGGGCGATCCTAAATCATAATATTATAGATGGAGACTTATTAATTACTTCCTATAATGATGAATTTGTGACGCCAAGCGGGGAATCAATGGTCATCCCATTCCGCACAGGCGATATGAAAGGTTACGGTGCAGCACTTTCGGCAAAGCAATATTGGGAGGTTGACCCCTCGGGATGCTCGTTTGCTGATGCATTTTTTGAAATTGGCAAAGTCATTGCTGCTCCAACTGTCTATACGTTTGCCAATAATTATTCAGATTTCCAACGAGGATTGATTTATAGAAACATCTATAATGAGACTGTCGGTGGCGTCACGTATGCACACAGAATTGCTACAAGGCGCTTCAAACTTGATATCAGCTGGAATGCATCACTCGTTTCTTCTGCCTTGTCAGAGATATTAACTTTGCTTGAACTTACAAGCGGCGGTGCATTTCCGTTTCTCTTGATCCCAGATAATTCGGAGGCTGAATTCTACTATGTCCGTGCGGATGATACAGCTACGTGGCGGGAAAGCGCAAACCGGGCATATCTTACGGGATTGACACTTAGTGCCATAGAACTTTCACGCGGGAAAATTCAGGTTGAGACATCACCATGAGCTGGCAGACTGAGGCAGATAAATTCGTCAATGATCCCGTCGTGCTTTGTGATCTTGCCCTTTCGAGTGGCATATTGCGATGGTCAACAGATTTCGTTCGTCCAGAGAGTAGTACCGCATATGTAGGACAGATTCTTTCCCTCCCAATAATCGGTACATCCATTGGCGATCTTGCTCGGACATTCGATTTTGCAACTGTCAAAATAATTCTGGCCGACCCAGAGAGGTTGCTTCGTGAGGCGGCGGAGACAGAAGGCATCAAAAATAAAACACTAACAATTAAAATCTCATTTTCAAACATTGACTTGGATAATGCCTTGGTGGTATTTACGGGCCGTATCTATCAGTATAAACCACTTGATGGTTTACGTTACGAGATTGAGGCGGAACAAACAATTAAGAATATGTTCGAACTCTATCCTGACAAAAATATCAATTCCACAGATTATCCATCAGCCTTCAGCGGCGTATTGGGTCTGGTTATTCCAGTGGTCTGGGGCACCGTCTCATCGGTAGATGGGCCATGCAGAACATTCATGGTTGATGAAACGCAAGATGCTGAGAAACATCTTGTTGGCCTTCAGCACGGCGGGCCGCTTACGGTGACGAATGTCAGGCTGAATGGCGTTTTGAAAACCGAAATAACTCATTATACAATCACCACTCAAACAATTGATGGAAAAGTTCATACGTTGATTTCTTGGGTAGCTGGCGTGAGGCCAATTTCCTCCGATCTGGTTACCTGTAATGCAGCCTTCACGAGCCAGGGCCCGGTTAAGGCCATAAAGTTTTTTATGATTAATTTTTGCGGTTATGAAGAGGCGGATTTTGACGCGACTAGCTATACAGCAGCTGTGGCAGAAGAAGATGCTAGAGGATATACACTGGATGGGATCATGAATGGGGAAAAAATGCTAGCGTCTTGGATTGACCAAATTCGAAATGAGTTCGAACTAGATGTCTGGCTCGATATGTCAGTGGGAAAAATCAAATTCCAATATCTTGGACAAGCCCTGGATACTGGAACGACAAAATGGTTTCATGATTATCTGGACATCATTAATTATGAGCCTGACCAGAAAATAGACCTTCTCATGAATTGGTGCCGTCCGGGCTATAATTATGATTATGTGCAGCAAAATTTCAAGAACTATGGATTTGCAGAGGATGCTGACAGCCAAACAAAATATGGCGCGGTCTATAAAAGCTATCCAACAACTTATTTCATCCGTAATTCTGATATCGCCGATGATATAGCCGTGTGGAAAGTGGTGCGACAGCGAAACCCTATTAAATTTGAAAAGTTTCAATTGCCACTGAAGACTTTCTCACTCTCGCTGGCTGAAGTTGTCCGATTCACACATTTTGATGGTCCTGGAATCGGCGGATATGATGGTGAATTTTTCCAACTGCGAAAATCGGAGCTTGACTTAAACCAACTTACCCTGTCTGGCATTTTCGAGAACATTGCGAATTTCTACGGAAATGAAATGATTTTGGGTAACGAGGATACCCTAGCGCCCGATTGGTTATCCGCTCCGCCAGAAGACCAATATTATGCATATATGGCGGATGAGACAACGGGCAAATTCTCAAATGGCGATGAAGGAAAACATATGAATAGCGAGTAATTTGGGAGGTGAACTAAAATGGGATTAATTGATGGAAGCGATGCAGTAATCAACCAGGTATTCGGCTATCAATCCTATAACCGACTCAAAAATAATTTCTCATCAATTACAGAGCCCTCCGATTTGCAGGAGGGGATGCTGTGGTACGATGAGGCAAATGAAGCACTAAAGCTGAAAAAGGCAGCAGGGCCACTGGTGGATGTGTATCCAGTAGCAAGTGTTATTCCAGAAGGGACGATTATCGCGCAGGTTGGCGGATATTATGCCGATGGAAACAATGGCGGCTATACCCCCGCTCTAGGTGCTAATACGGTGGCAGCTGTCAATGCGAGGCTTAATGCGGCCGGGTGGTATGTTTGCGATGGTTCACCATTAAATCTTGCGGAAAGTACAATATTCAATGGTCCGGGCCGCTACCTCCCAAATCTTACTGATTCAAGGTTTCTGCAAGGCTACACTGCGGCGGGCGGAATCGGTGGAGAGAATACAAATAGCCATACACACGCGGTGGGGACACTGGCGAATGCGGCGGAAGCAAGTCATACCCACGGAGCCACGGGGTTATCAAATGCGGCGGAAGCAAGTCATACCCATGCAGCTGGGGCAATCACGGTAAATGCAGAGGCATCGCATACCCATGCAGTCGGGACGTTAGCAAACGCGGCGGAGGCGACGCATACTCATGGAGCCACGGGGCTATCAAATGCGGCAGAAGCAACGCATACCCATGCTATTAGCGGAAATACAGCCGCAGAGGCAAGTCACACCCATGCAGCTGGAACATTGACTGCAGCAGCACATACGCATGGGGCTACTGGGCTATCAAACGCGGCGGAGGCGACGCATACCCATGCGGCTGGGGCAATTACGGTCAATGCGGAAGCATCTCATACCCATGATGCATCGGATGCAGGTGGGGCGTTGGTAAATGCGGCGGAGGCGACGCATACCCATGCGGCTGGGGCAATCACAGTCAATGCGGAAGCAGCGCATACCCATAATGCGTCGGATGTAAATGGGGCATTGGTAAATGCGGCGGAAGCAAGTCATACCCACGCAGCTGGGGCAATCACGGTTAATGCAGAGGCATCGCATACCCATGCGGTCGGGACATTAGCGAATGCAGCAGAAGCAGCACATACCCACGGAGTCGGCACAATGTATGCAGTGAATGAGGCATCCCATACGCACTCTATTAACCCTCCAAGTACAGATTCTGGTCATTCCTCTTTAACAACGTCGATGAGAGAAGGTACAGGAAGTTTGCTTTATGTAGCTGACGAGGACCACCTTCATAGTGTCAATATTGATCCTTTTACCTCTGGTGCGGGTTCATCGCATTTCCACAATTTAGATGGAACATCTGGTGCAGGCTCATCGCATAACCATGCAATTTCTGGCTCTACGGCCGCAGGCTCTTCGCATACCCACACCGCATCGGGTGCCGCCACGGGCGCGGGTTCGTCCCACAACCATGCGATTAGCGGAAAGACGGCCGCAGGCTCTTCGCATACTCATACTGCATCAGGTGCCGCCACGGGCGCGGGTTCGTCCCACAACCATGCGATTAGCGGAAAGACGGCCGCAGGCTCTTCGCATACTCATACTGCATCAGGTGCCGCCACGGGTGCGGGTTCGTCCCATAACCATGCGATTAGTGGAGCGACTGCCAGTGCGACTCCAGCCGTATCAGGTTCTACGGCGGCAGGTTCAAGCCATTTACACGGCATTTCAATTACGAGTGCGGCCGGTTCATCGCACACCCACGCAATTTCAGGCTCCACAGCAGCAGGCTCATCGCATAACCATGCAATTTCTGGCTCTACGGCCGCAGGCTCTTCGCATACCCACACCGCATCGGGTGCTGCCACAGGTGCTGGCTCATCGCACACCCACGCAATTTCAGGCTCCACGGCGGCGGGCACGTCGCATACCCATACGATTTCAGGAGCATCCGCAGTACCGTCAGATACAGAGAACAGGCCCAAGTTTTTAAATTGCTTTTATTTGATTTATGTTCTTGCGGGTCTATAATATAACTATCAACATAGAGGAGGATATCATGAGTTATGAGGTAAAATACAAAACTCCTAGAGCATGGTTCTGGAAAACCATAAAAAACGTCAGAGGAGACTTGTTTTTTTGTGATGACCGGCCAGGTGGGTCGAATCAACCGCTTCCCGTGAGGGTGATGGTGCTTGAGGATAATACAAGAATCGAGTTGCCGATGAACAACTTGATTTTAAAATTTTCCCCAGCCCGATTTCTCGATGTCATTCAGAGAGTTGAAGCCGAGACGGGCCAGACTTTAAAAATAAAAAAATGAACGAGAACGATCTTAACTATTTAGCTGGGATTGTCTCTGCTATTCAAAAGCGTCTTGCATTATTGGCTGGACTCACTTCCTTTGGCATGGCAAATTATTTAGTTGGTATGAATGCTGCTGCAAATGCCCTGGAGTACAAGCAACTTCTGGGTACGACGAACCAGATAACCGTAACTCATGCGGCAGGCTCAATAACGTTGGCTGCACCGCAGGATTTGCATACAGGGGCAGGCCCGACCTTCGACCATGTTCATCTGACGAGTGGAATAATATCTACAGGTTCAATTAAAGTTACTACGGATGGAGTAAAATTTGAACTATATGAAAGTGATGTACCCGAAACAGATGCCTACCTGAAACTGCTAAACTCAACTACATTACCAGGAGTTTTTGGACCTATATTTTATGGAAAATCAAACTATAGTTCTATCGTTGGACTATATCTTGTCGGTGACACTACTGATGATGCGGGTACAGCGCCTATAGTCTTGATGTCTGCAAGACAAAATAATACTACGGTGGCTACTAGACCTCTTTTTGCTATTGGGAATTATGCTACTTTGAGAATGGAAGTTCTCCCTTTAGGAGAAATACAAACACTGCCTTCTGATAGAGCAGCTTCGCCAGTTTATTGTACAGGTCCTCTCAACTTTTTTGGGTACAACGCTTCCAAAGCAGATGATGCGATTATATATCTCCCCCCTGTCACTACTAACGGTTTTGGGGTAGTGATAGCCAGTCCTTCTGGAGCAACGATAGCAGAGAGAACTCAATTTTTTGTAGACAATGATGGCGATGTTACACTCATAAACAATTCAACGAATGTGGTTGCGAACGCTGATACAGACACCAAACTTTGCATCGGGACAGCAGCAGCACAAGAACCGCTTCAAATCAAGAATAGACTTGGAGGAACTAGGATTCTGAACATTATGTTTTGGTACGACTGAGGAAAAATGAAAACATATATCGGAACTAGCATTTACGAGATTATCACGCAGGACTTGGAGGCTATCAAAACTTTCTTGAAGAAGTTGCATGACGCTGGTGGGAATGCTACGGAGATGTTTTTCATTTTTACGTGGTGGGGTGGTGAGCAATTTCAGCCTTACCCCATCGTTGGACAGAAGGAAGAGGATGGCATAATAAGTCCTCTTTGTGATTTATCCCAATGGAACTTGCTCGCCTGGGCGAAGTGGAAGCAAGTTTTCAAAACCTGTGCAGAAAATAAAATCACGCCATTCATCCGAATACATGACTTTTGTTCTCTGAAAGACCGCATTGGTAAGAGAAAATATTGCTTCATAAACAATGTCCAGCGAGAGAAAGGACAACTTCATGGTGGGATTTGGGAAGTGCCGGTTAGGAAGTATTATTCAAGATTAAATCAGGTTCTAATTAACAAGTTGAAGGATGCTGGTGTAAAAGAATATTTCTTTATTCCCATGAACGAGGCTGACGTTCTTGATGGAGGTTGGAGCGAGGAAGAAAAGGACAGAGTAAATATAGATTTTCATAAATGGTATCTGAAAGACTTGACTTCTAGGGGTGTCCCGAAATCTCACATAATTATGAATCCAAGCAGAAATATCAAAGAAACAGAAGCCCTCGGCTGTCGGCTTGAATATCATGGCGTCAACAGTCCCGAGACGCTGAAGCTTGGCTTGGCTAAATTCTCAAAAGGCTTCCCTAACGGCGACGGCCACGATAGCTTTGCAAAAGGACGAGCAGACTACCAGGGTTGGAAAGAGCCGAGCATTAGCCAGGCTAAAGCGATGGGAAAGTTGCTCAAGGGGACGTTCGGGTATTGTTATTTCAATAGGGCAACAGAAACTAATAAAAAATGTGATATAACCCGAGCCAAATTCGATGTTGTCAAGGAATTAGCCAATCAGATTTTTGGCTGAAATTTCCTGGCAAGATATTCCTTGATAGCCTGCCGAATCACTGAGGCCATCGTTCTCATTTCGGCAGCTGCCATCTCAGAAAGTTGTTGGTGATGTTCTTTTGATATGCGGACAATAACCGCCTGAGTTTCTTTGGTTTTAGATTTTTCTTTCATTTTTCTCCTTTGCCCGGCCTTGCCACCGAGCCGGCGTTTACGGCGGCTCTCGCCGCCTGGCTCACCTCAACATTGGATATAAATATTCCATTAACTTTTTTGTCTGCCATTTTCTCTCTGCGTCCCAAGCTGTATCCCAAACTGCGGCCCTGGTTACATTCTCGGCTATGTCCTCGGCTGCATTCTCGGCTGCGGCCCTGGCTGCGGCCCTAGCTGCGCCCCAGACTGCGTCCCTGGCTACATTCTTAACTGCGGCCCTGGCTGCGGCCCCGGCTGCGTCCTTGGCTGCGGAACTGGCTGCGGCCCCGGCTGCACCCTCGGCTGCGTCCCAGGCTGCGTCCTCGGCTGCACCCTCGGCTGCGGCCTCGGCTGCGGCCTTGGCTGCAAATAGCTCCTTTTCTGTGATGCTCCCCTGAAGGTATTTTTCCGCAGCCTCAATCGCCTTGCGGGGCCGGTGATCTTTCGGATAATATTTTTCATACACCGGAAGAACCCTTCTTGCAACTTCGCAGGCAAAGAGTCTTGCAGTCTTTTCATTCCAAGTTTTTACCTTCCGCCCAAGTCTTGCCTCCTGCACTACGATTTTATTGCCATCTTCTATCCTTTCACCCCTAGCCTCTACTTCCCAGATTTCCTCATTCAACCATTCAATTACGTTGTCTTTTGTACAGAGATGAATGCCATTCTGGCAAACCTTCATCTCTCCCTCTGCCTTAATCCACTTCCGTAGGGGCCAATGAAATTCAGAATATGGCGCCCATCTGCCTTTTTTTAGAGCCTTAAAAAGTATTTCTTTCATTTTTTCCTCCTCTTTTATTTTTCATTTCAATAATAATATAATACATTTTATAGTGTTTGTCAAGTAAAATCTTCATATTTTCTTCAACTATTTTGGCACTTTTTGGCAACGAAAATGACAATTTTTGCCCATCTAAACCTTGCCCAACTATGCATGTTTTGTGCCAAATAAACAAAAACAACAGAATATTTATTTTCCATTTTTTTTAAAAAATAACTTGACAATTAATAAATATATGATAAAATAAGGCTAAAGAAAATGAATAACCTAATTGAACTTTTAAGAAAAACACTTTCGGAAAAAGGGTTGTCACCTGAACGAGCTTGTCATTATATCGGATGTTCGGGAAATGAAATTAGACGTTGGTTTAAGGGTATTTCGAAGCCGACCCCGTTATACCAAAAGGCAATCAAAGAGGGCATTGAAAAAATAAAGCGTGAAGAAGAGGGCGGGGAGAATTGAAAGAGAAAAAGGAGAGTGAGGGAAGTGCTATGTCCACTGTGGGAAATCCTACTATTGATGTGCCTTTCCCTTTCCTCTTTTTTTTTAGCCATTATCGTCTACTAGGCTGCGTTAAATGCGTTAACAACGCTAACCAGGGCTAACGGCTTGTTTAAAGAGGAAATCAGGCGTGACAGGAAAAAACAAAGAGGGCTTAAAATCGAAGCCATGCAAAGAATGTTCTATTCTTTTTCAACCCAAAAGGTCATGGCAAGAATATCATTCCGATTCCTGTCGGTATAAAGCTTGGATGCGTAGAAGAAAATTAGATGGCCCAAAAATTCGAGACCTTGAAACTCGCCTCAAAAAAATTGAGGAGAAACTTGGATTATAAATCATGAAGAAAAATAAAGGAGAAAAAATGAGACCGGATACAGAATGGATGCTTTGGAATGACCTGCTAAATGGCGACGTTAAAAAAGTGGAGGTGTTTTTTTCTCGGGATGAAATAGAAAGTGCATTTTTTTCACTAATAAAAAAAACAAAACAAAATTATTATGATTGGAAAATGGGGAAAAAATGAACATAGGGGAAGTGCTAATAGAGGCTTGGGAAATCCTACAAAAGGCATGCCTTCCTCTGCCCCATTTTTAAAAAGGAGGGAAAATGAACATCGCAATACAAAATAAAGCAAGGATGGAATTTGATGAAGACACATTTTTTGATGTTCTCCCATATCAATCTCATTGTGCTGAATTAATTTTTTATCCAGGACTTTCCTATTTGGCAATTATAAAAACCAACAAGCATGAACTCAAGATATTTCTTTGTCCAGATAAAACTTGGTTTGATGAATATTCGGAAAACATAAAAGAAAAGCTGACAATATTATTTGAAATGGGAATAAAGGAGGGAACATGAAAAAAAATAAAGGAGGACCAAAAGAATGACCGAACTTAAACGCAAAGTGACTAGAAAAATCCCGAAGCCGCGCGGTCTTCGGCATCCCTTAGTCGTCCAGCTGGATCCGGCGGGGGCGGGGATCTTAAAACTTCGGGAAAAAGGGGCGAGGAAATGGTATTCAATCGGCCTTGAGGAACTCTATAAGCGACTCGTGGCCATCAATCTGAGAGAACAAGGAGGAGCAATCGGAAGGAAGGGCTAAAAACAAAAACTCAACGGGCAGGAGAGGCAGCCAGGTTGGTTGTTTATCCTAAAATTAGAGAATAAAAAAGCCCAGCCCCGCTGGCAGGCCAGGCAGAAGACAATTAAAAGATAATTCAAAAAGCAGGTCTTGTCAAGCGGTTGGGCGAAGGAGAAAAAAATAATGGAAAAACAGAAAGACAAACCCCAGGGGAAAAAAACAACTGAAATTATCTCCCATCAGGAAGGTCAAGAAAAGTTGGTCGCCCTCAAAGTGGATTTCGGTTCAATCTATGTCCGGATCAAGGGCGAGCAGATACTTAGACCAATCAAAGCCGAGATGATGTTGTATGAGAAGTTGGGCCACATCTACAAAGTCGCCGACAAATATGCGATCACGGCCTCGGGCTATACCCACCTCAACAAGGTCGCGTCCATAAGCATAGTCACGCCTCAAAGGGTGGTCATCGATGGAGTGGCGAAGCCGAACCCGCACATAGAGCGGAACTCCGACACCAAGGCTATCGAGACCGTTAACATCCGTAAAATCGGCATCGGATATTCCCCGGCCGGTAATGTGACGGTCATCGATAAGACCCTCTTCTACAACGTCTATACATATTTCATCCAATCGATCCAGGCCAAAATGAAGAGAAAAAAATGGGATGATAAATCAAAACGTCTGTCCGACGAACCGATGTATCCCAACTGTGCAGTCACGGGGATAGCCGGAGAAAGACCGAAAATTGAGGGATCTTGGGCCTTTTTCCCGACGGCACCCCCGCTCGGGCTCTGGGTGAATTACAAGGATCCGGCGATTCTGGATTGTCTCGAGGAGCACACACAACGCCAGCGATTCGGCGACCGGATTGCCCAGAAGATAGTCGAGAGGAATATCCTCAAGGACCATCCGGCGATCGGCCTCTCGAACGTCTTCCCGAAGGACGGAACCTCCGGGACCTATGCCTTCGTGACAGTATATGGCTATCGTCATGAGTTCGAGGCGCCAAATATCGCCGAGATCCTCGAGCAGGCGGATAAGCGTTCAGACACATTCGAGACGACCGCGGAGGTGATTGACCAGGTGGAGGAGCATGAGGAGAAGGCCGCCATAAATGAGGTAGTGACCGAAGAGGGCGAAGAGAAGCCAAAGCCATTTGGAAATCCAGCCGTCGACAAAGAGCCGCCACCCGAATTTTTCGAGGGAAAGAAGAAATGATCGAGGCCATAGAATCAGAAAAAATCATCAATGGCAACGGAGTCTTAATCGAACAACTTAATGAGATAGCCAACGAAATTATTAACCGATTCGATTCAAAGAGACAAAACAAAAGAGAACCTTATGATCACCGTGACATGAATTGGGCTTCCGAAATCGGCCATCCTTGCAAGCGATTTTTGGTCTATGCCCGCCTGAATTGGAAAGACCGCCAGCTTATGGATATCGATGGGGAGTATAGGATCGAGGAAGGCCAACGGTATGAATGGGAGCTCAAAAAGGAACTTGGCGACATAGGATTCGAACTGAATGAGACCCAGCGCACACTCTTGATCCCCGAGTTCAAGATAAAAGGCAAGATTGACGGACTCCTGCCCATAAAAGCAAAACTCGCTGATTACCCAGACCTCAGGCAGGCCCCAAGCGAGGTGAAAAGTATCAGCCCCAATTACTGGGATTCAACCAGGACAATCGAAGACATTAAACGGCACAGGGCCTGGTGGATACGTGGCTATCCAAGCCAGCTTAATGTCTATATCTATGCCTCTGGAAGTCCCTTCGGATTTTTCATTCTAAAGACTTTTGGAAAAAGACCGCGCGTATTGCCTATGCTATTTGATGGGGAGCTTATTCGGGCCGACTTCGCCAAGATCGAAGACGTTAACCGGCACGTGGAGGCTAAAACATATCCTGAGCCTATACCATACGACCCGCAAATTTGTGAAATGTGCGGCTTCTCTCATTTATGTCTACCCTTGAAGACTACGGATTTTTCTGAGATTCCGAATTCGGAGATTCCTATACTGAATCACTTTTTAGAACTCAAAGATTGGAACAAGCAATATGAAGAACTGAAGTCTATCTTGATAGGAACCAAAGAAAAGCCGGGCCGGTATTATGGCAAAAATGCGATCGTAGGTGACATCGAAATCTTAACAACGATTCAGAATCGCACTTTCTATGAAGTTCCGAAGGATGTGAAAGAACCTTATGGCGAAAAGCGGGAAATAATCATCACAAAAATTCAGAGAATAGGAGACTGAAATGAATGAAAATTTAGAGACGCGTATAGTAAAATTGCCCGATGAGGCCAATATGATTCAGATTTTAGATCAAGGCGGCCTCATCAAAGCCAACGATTTTCTGCTCGGAATAAAAGGCTTGAAAAAACAAATAGACGAAATATGGGATCCGGTTATCGAAGCGGCTTATAAATCCCACCGGGAGGCATTAAGTCAGAAACAAAAATTTACAAACCCTTTGCTCTTTGCCGAACAGATCGTGAAGAAACGGATCTCATCCTATTTAGCAGAACAGGAGAGGCTTCGCCGCGAGGCAGAGGAGGCAAATCGCAAACTGGAAGAGGAAAGATGTCGACTAGAAGAGGAGGCACTCAAAAAAGCCCAGGAGGCAGAGGAGAAAGCTCGCCAGGCGGAGTTCGAGGCTGCCGCATTGCTTGACTCATCTGAAAAAAAGGTAAAAGCCGAGGAGGAGGCTAAAAAGGCGAAAGAGGAGGCGGACAAGATAATCGAAGCAGCAGCCGAAAAGGAGAAACAATTTGTACCACGGCTGGTCGTCGAAGTCCCGAAAACCAGCGGCCTGACAGCACGGGAGGATTGGAAATTTGAAATCGTGGATTTTGGATCTTTCCTTTCAGCCATCATTTCAGGAACAGTTCCTTTGCAGGCAATAAAAACGGACGATGTTTTTATAGGCAAAATGGTTCGGACGATGAAAAACGAGCTCAAGTGGCCAGGAGTTCGAGTTTATTCTGAAAAAAACATTTCCGTCAGGTTGAGTTGATATGAGGAGGAAGAGGGCAAGACAAAGATATTTAAAGAAAAAACACATTAAGGAGGAATAAATGGAAAGTAAAATTCTCGAAGTTATTGACAACCAACGAATAAGACTAACGGAAATTGCTATGAAGGTGCAGGAGATTGTCACGGCCGAGATTCGGAGGTTGGACGAATTCAAGATCAGCTTGATGAAGACGGACAACAATCGGCCGAAGGTGACCATCGA